AGGGGCTTGCGGTGCCGTGGGAGACACCGGGGCAGGATCAACACCCACAGGCAACGGCGTTTGTCCAAAGATCGGCGGGGCAACGGCAGGCACTGCAGGCTGTAACACGCCGTTGATGTAGTGCGCAGTCGGTGCCGCTGGGGCTGCAGGTGCAACGGGTGCGGCGGGGGTTGGGCGTTGAATACGCGGCGTTAGTTCTTTCATCACCGCACTGACAAGGTCGTCAGCAATACCTTTTTGCAATTTCCAAGTGCCGTCTTTTTTCTTGCCTTTGGTTTTCTGATGTATGCGGCCATCGAACGGAACGCCCGAGGCGTCGAATTCATCCGCAACAGGTGCTGCAGGTGCAATCGGTGCGGAAGGTGCAGCGGGGGCTGACGCAGGCGCAGGGGCCAAGGTCGGGTTCACTGTAGAAGAAGCGGGAACCGTCACAATAGGGGCAGGCGGGACTAAAGGGCTGGAGCTGTTCGCATCCTGTGCAGCGGGTGCCAATGGGGCAACAGGGGCGACGGGTGCTGCAGGTGCAATCGGTACAACAGGCGCTGCAGGGGTTGTGCCGGCTTCGCGTTCAGCAAGGGCGGCTTGTTCAAGCAGGTAGTTAGCGCATAAACGCAACGCTGCCGGGGTTTCCTCTTTAACGTTTAACATTAGTTGCATGGTGTAGGTGATTCCGTAAAATTGTGTAGGGATACTGACAGGGTCGTCAGTCGGACGATAAAGCTAGACTGACGACCCTGTCAACTGTTTGCAAAATATAATCAGGCCGGATACTGTAGCACGATGCTCTACGACTTCCAAAGCACAGTACAAAACACAACCTTTCAAGCCTACCAAGAGGGGGCAATAGTTGTTATGCCGGTTATGCCTACGGGCGGCGGCAAGACTGTGTTGTTCTGTGATACGCTCACGAAATTTGACTGCCCTTCAATCGTGATTGCGCACCGGCAAGAGCTGGTAAGTCAAGCGGCCCTATCATTGAATCGTGAACGCGTGCCGCACTCCATCATTGCGCCTAAAGCAGTTGTGCAACAAATCATTGCGCTTGAGCATGACTTGCAAGGTCACTCTACGTACAACTCACGAGCCCGCACACGTGTGGCCGGCGTGGACACACTGCGCAACTATGACACAAACGACCGTTGGTTTTCACAAGTCGGATATGGTGTGATTGACGAGGGGCATCACGTCCTTCGTGAAAATAAATGGGGCCGCGAGGTTGGCAAGTTTCCTAACGCACGTTGGTTGTTCCCCACAGCGCACGCATTGCGCGCAGATGGTAAAGGGTTAGGGCGTGAAGGTGGCGAGGGGTTTGTAGATCGTCTTGTAGTTGGCCCTTATGGTCGGCAGCTTATCAACCGTGGGTTTCTAACTGATTACCGGCTTGTATGTGTTGGTAGTGATATTGCACTCGCTGACGTGCCTATCGGACCCTCGGGCGAATACAACATGCCCAAGCTGCGCGCCGCAACGCATGCAGATAACCATATCGTTGGCGATGTGGTTAAAACTTACTTGCAGTATGCCGCCGGCAAGCTGGGTGTAACATTCGCAGTTGATAAAGAGGAAGCGGTGAAACTGCGCAACGCCTATGTTGCTGCAGGTGTGCCGGCTGAAGTCATCACCGATGAAACACCGATAACCATACGCGGCCAACTGATGCGCAAATTTAAAGCACGTCAGATACTGCAACTTGTGTCGGTTGATTGCTTGGGCGAAGGTGTTGACGTTCCCGCAATCGAAGTTGTCAGCCTTGTCCGCCGCACTGCATCTTGGCAGTTATTGTGTCAGCAAGTCGGTCGTGCGTTGCGTGTAATGGTTGACGATCAATACGCGCGTTACTGGCCGCAATACAGTGACGTTGAACGGCTCGCACTCATAGCGAATTCAAACAAGCCGAAGGCGATCATTATCGACCACGTGGGAAACATCATTTGGCATGCGAAGTTTCGCGGTTTGTTTGATTCACGCCAAGAATACAGCCTGTTAAGCGGGGAGCGTAATTCGCGCAAATCTGATGCAATCCCACTGCGCACTTGCTTGAACTGCAAACAACCATACGAAGCATATCTAGTGAAGTGCAGATACTGCGGCACCGAACCGGAGCCGGCGGGACGCTCAACACCCGAGCTTGTGCAAGGCGATTTGATAGAGCTTGATCCTGATGTGTTGCGCGCATTGCGTGGCGAGACTGAAAAAATCATGGGACCATATGTGGCACCGCAAGGCATGCCGGGCTACATCGTCAAAGCACAGCTACGCCACCATCACGACAGGTTCAGAGGTCAGACAACACTGCGCCACACTATGATGTTGTGGGGTGGCTATCAAAAGCATTTAGGTTTGAACGAACGCGAATCACAAAAGTTATTTTTCATTCGTTACGGCATCGACTATTTAAGCGCTCAAGCGTTGCCGTTGACACCAGCAACAGAACTTGAGGCGCGTATCGCCGCAGATTTACAACGCTACAACGTGCAAGAGGTGCAAGCATGAATATTGTTGATCAAGAGCAAGTTTTAGAATGGGCCGTTGATCGCTTCGGCCTTGTGGCAACCAACATTGACGAACGCGCCGCACGATTACTTGAAGAAGCAATCGAGATTGCACAGGCTGCCGGCGTCAAGCTTGAAACTGTGGACAAGATCGCGCGCCGCACTTATTCGCGCCCGGTTAGCAAAGACATCGGCCAAGAGATTGGCGGTTGCGGGATTACATTACTAGGTTTCTCTGAAGCTGTCGGCCATGATTTTGCACACGAGATAAACCGCGAATGGGAGCGCGTCGCGTCGTTGCCTAAAGAGTATTGGCAACGCAAGCATGCAGAGAAAGTGCACGACGGCACCGCGAACCTATCACCCACACGTAACGACTGCGAATCATGCGGGCGCTCGCATCCTGTTGAGTGGGGTTGCCCTGAATGATCGTTACACATCAAATCATTTCCCTGAGCGTCCCACAACATCCTTGTTGGTTTCATCGCTGGGTTGTGATCACGCATGTTGCAACGATTGATTACAAGCAATGCGCAAAGTGCAGCGCTCGATGCGCTGTACAACACGTTTATGCGCCATCTCACGCACCCATAAATCACGATTGGGTGCACCGCAAAACCGACACGATCAACGGAGTTACTACGCTATGACCTTGCATGAATGGGCCGCACGTTGGGGAATCTCTCAACAAGCATTTGCAGAACTCGTCGCGTGTAGTATTGTTGACCCTGAGCCTGACGCCCTCGTCAGTGGTAAGACTGAAGCATATGTACAATCGGCAATCAGGCTTGAAGCGCCGCAACGGGGTGTTTACTTGTGGCGCAATAACTCAGGGGCAGGCATTGTCGCAAACGCACGTGACCTTTGCCCTGAATGTGCAAAGAACGCCCGCAGGCCGATACGCTGGGGGCTCGGTAACGATAGTAAAAAGGTCAACGAAGTTATGAAGTCAGCGGATTTGATCGGCGTTAAGCCGGTACGCATCGCGCCTGACATGGTCGGCAGTGTCATCGGTCAGTTTGTATCGCGTGAGTGCAAGCGCGCAGACTGGAGTTATAGCGGAACGCTTGAGGAAAACGCACAACTTGCATGGAGCACTTTAATAAATTCACTTGGCGGGAATGCAGCCATTGTCAAAGCTGTAGGCTCACTATAGGATCACCAGACTATGAAACCAAACGACAATTCACGCCAAGCCATTCTTACCGCAGCCGTCAAGCTTGCGAATGACGTGGGCTTGCTTCAGTTCTCGCGTATTGATATTGCAAACGCTGCAGGCGTTGGGCAATCAACGGTGTCTTATCACTTCGGCACGATGCCTGAAGTACGCACCGCGATTGTCAAACACGCGGTTGAACATGAAATGTTGAAGATACTTGCAGATGCGCGTTCATGTCGCGAAAAAATCGGGGTGCCCATGAGTGCCGCTTTAAGGAAGAAAGTAGCGAAGTACATCGCCGCGTAATCCGCCCTTAAACAAACGGACCGGCGGGGTAGTTCACACCCACACCGGCCCACACTGGTGACACTGCACACATGGCGGACTCTAGCGATATACGCGGGGCGTTACAAGGCATTCGTGCCTTCATTCTCTACAGATTAGTTTCTGCGGTGGATGCTAAAGGCAATCCGAAGCTTGACAAGGTGCCGACCGATCCAATCACGGGCTACGATACAAGCCCGCATGATCCTGCCGGGTGGCTTACGCCTGACGAGGCAGTCATGTGGGCGGAAATGTGGAATGCCCAACCGCTTGCGCCGGGCGTCATGGGGTACGGTACAGGCGTAATCATTTCTGAAAACATCGTGTTGCCCAACGGGCGCAGGTTGTTTGCACTTGATATCGATAAATGCCGCGACGGCAACCAGTGGGCACCGCACGCGCGTGCCTTTCTCGATAAGTTGCCGGGCGGTGGTGTTGAGGTCAGCGTATCTCAAAACGGGCTCCACGTTTATGGCTCTTATCATGGAGCCCGGCCGGATCATGGCACGCGCAACAAGACGTATGGTTTAGAGCTGTACACACGGTTACGTTTTATCGCATGCACCGGGCTAGGTGCTATGGGCGACCCTCTCAAAGACTTGACGGCGGAACTGCATGCGCTTGTAGCTTATTTCCCACCTCACGATGACACCGAGTACGGCGACGAGTTGACGACGGCACCGGTTAAAGAATGGAGCGGCCCCCAAGATGACGACGAGTTACTACGCCGTGCCATGCGGTCACAAAGTGGTGCTGCTGTGTTCGGTGGCAAAGCTGCGTTCGCTGATTTATGGCATGCAACCCCCAACGCGTTGGCCCGCGCTTTCCCACCTCAACAACACGGCAGCTATGACGCCAGCGCCGCAGACCTCGCTCTTGCCAATCATCTTGCGTTCTGGACCGGCAACCACGGGGAACGCATGCAACGATTGCTATGGCGGTCTGCCTTGGTTCGCCCGAAGTGGGACCGTGTAGGCTATCTTCACGATACCATACAACGCGCTTGCGGCTCGCAACGCCAGTGGTATAAAGACCCGCGTAGTACCTCTGCGGCGTCAGACGCAGCGCCTACCGTCGCCCCTGTCCAGTCGATGCCGGCAACGCTTCAGCCGACCGTCACGACCACAGGGGCGAGCGTTGCTTTACATCTACCGACGACCCTGTCAGTATTGGCACCAATCGCGACTACCCCTGTTAACGCAGGCGCAGCGGTTCCAACTGTGGGGTTGGTGACGGATGAGCGTAAGCCGGAACAAGAAACAACCCCCTTTCTTCCCTACGATCCTAACAAGCCTATTGCACCCGGCACACGCCCGCCGATTGGTGACACACTAATACAAGCCCAACAAGTTGCAATGTTTGATGGCTGCGTGTACGTGCAAGACATACACCAAGTGCTGATGCCCCAAGGTCACACGCTGAGCCCTGAGAAATTCGACGCGGAATTTTCTGGCTACACATTCATCACCACGGCTGACGGTCAGCGACCATCAAAAAAAGCTTGGGATGCGTTCGTGTTCTCAGAGATTCATCACTTCCCAAAAGTTAAAGGGATGTTCTTTGATCCACGCATAGCGCCGCGTACCATCATCAACCGCGACAACATGACGTTGATTAACTCTTATGTGCCGTCAATCATCGTGCGCAAAAAGGGTGATGTGTCGCCATTCCTCACGCATCTATACAAGCTGTTACCCAAAGGCAACGACGCACAAATATTGCTTTCGTACTTCGCAGCCTGTGTGCAATACGCTGGTGAAAAATTTCAATGGTGGCCGTTGATTCAAGGCGTCGAAGGTAACGGCAAAACAACGCTGAGTTATTTACTTGAATACGCAATCGGTGAACGTTACACCCACTGGCCCAAGGCTGCAGAACTCGGTTCAAAATTCAATAGCGCGTTCTATGGCAAGCTGCTGATATGTTGCGAAGACGTTTATATTAGCGAGTCGCGCGGCTCGTTGTGGGAAGCACTCAAGCCGATGATTACCGGTGTGAAGCTTGAAATCGAAGGCAAGGGCGTAGACAAGGTGACACGCGAGGTTTGCTTTAACGGTGTGATGAACACCAACCACAAAAACGCAATCCGCAAAACAAAGAATGATCGACGCATAGGCCCGTTCTTCTGTGCTCAACAAAATGAAGATGACCTAGAGCGCGACGGCATGGGCATGCGATACATGCAACAGCTTCGTGACTGGCGCATGGGTGAGGGCAAATTCATTGTTGCTGACTATCTGCAGAGTTTCCAGATTCCAAACGAATGGAACCCGGCGAAAGATTGCATACGCTGCCCGAAGACATCAGCGACCGAGGAAGCTATCAGCGCCGGGCTCGGTCTGGCTGAGCAGGAAGTCATAGAATCAATTGCGCAGAGTGTGGCGGGCTTCCGTGGCGGGTGGATATCATCGACCGCGTTAGATCGCCTCCTATTGACCATCGGCAAGGGTGCGAGCATACCCCGGAACAAGCGCCGGGAAATGTTGGAAGGGCTCGGCTACTTCCCACACGCCGGGCTGCCTGATGGTCGTTTGCCAATCAATGACACTGACGGCACCCGGCCGTTTCTCTATGTCAAGCAGGACACGCCCGGAGCCCACGAGCGCAACGTACAAGTTATCCTTGGCGCGTTTCAGGCTGCACAGCGGGGGTAGCCGCCCTTGCCGGTGCGCCAGCGTTCAGCACCCTGCAAATGTGTTCTGCGTATTCCCGCTCGGTAGTCGATGGGTGGGACTTGGTCGTGATGGTAATCACCACGTTGCGCGGGAACGCCGCATCATGAATTGAGCCATCGCCATTCAATGAAAAACGCATGGTTGCACCTCGTCGGTCGGTGCTTACAAGCTATGCGTTAAAATGGGACGTCGCTATAAGGCGGCGACTGATTACCGGCGGCCTCGGGTAGTGGCTTTGCGTGATTGCAGCGAGCCCCAGCCACGTGCTACCGCGTCGGTGCCTGTGGATAATGCCATCACACCGGCAGACGTTCGCGCGGTTCTCATAGCGCGCTGTGCGGTGCCAATCTACCCACCACTCGCTGACCCCTTGCCTACGGGCTTTGCATGCGCCTGAGCACGTGCAGCGCGGTTGCCGGGTGTAGAACTCCGGCAGCTTACTGAGCGTGCGCCGGGCTTTGCAGAATCGACAGCGGCAACGATATTTTTTATATGATTTGCGCTTGTCGTTTTTATAGTTGCGATTGGGGCCAGTGCTCATGGTGGCGGCAGCTCTACGCCGTCGCCCTCGCACTCAGGGCACATCATTGCGGATTCACCGAGACAGTCCGGGCAATCCATTGTGCCGCCGTCTTCGGGATCATCTACCCACCCGTCAGAGTCGCACGTGTCGCACGGATCGTGAGCGCGTCCGGTGCCGTCGCATCGCTTGCAAGGTTCACTCATGCAAACAGCCTCAACTGTTCATGTGCCGGCAACATGGTTTCAGGTTCGTCATACCACACGTTTGATTCAACGGCGTTTGCATGCCACGTAATTACCTTGATGTTCCAAGGCACGTTAAGCCCACAAACATTATGGTGGGTCAGCGGCACGATGTGGGCAAGTACGTGTTTTATGCCAGTGGTTTGGGTGAGTCGGTCGCGGCTGCTAACCTTCAGTTTAAAATCGTGTTCGCTTATCCACGGGGGCGAAGCGATAACGGCGCGCGTGATGTAAGAGCAACGGCAGTGCTTGCGCAACCACTCGGGTGTTATGCCGGCTAGTAGCTTCTCGCGAAGTCGTGGCCGGCAGTAACGGTGTATGCTCATTCAATCCTCGGGTTGATTGTACGGATTCTTGAAAGGGTCGTTGCCGTCGCGCTCGTGTTCATCTTCAAGCCACATCGCGAACGATATAAAAAGAACTGCTACAAAAACAACAACGATCAGCAAGACGGTTAAAAACGCATGGCCGCTGTAAAAGCCATAACCAATTAACGAAAACGATACTAGGCACGCGAGAATTAAAAACAGCGCTTTCATGATTGACGCCCTTGTCAGTGTGAAGTGTGAAACCGGTCACGATTTTCACCCCTGACAGGGTCGTCAGTCAACAAATTTTCTTTATTTCAGGGTATCCCTGTTCGCGCTCATTCATCCACGCAGTGACTGCTTGCCAATCTTCAAAAGAATAATCCGAACGGTGTACAAAGTTGTGGCACATCGCGCAAGACCATGACGACGGGCGCAGCACATCATAAAATAACGGTGCGCCCGTTCCGCTGATGAATCCCGCAAATACAAAGCGCCTCATTTTAAAACCCCATTCGCAAGCCGAGCTTGTAATTACCGTGGATGTTGTTTAACGCATCGCCAATCGTCAAGGCTTGCCATGTGCGGCACAACCAACGCGGCGCGTTCTCACGCTCTAACGCAGACGTCACGAATGCATGGCCGTAAGCGGTGCCGACATACCACACGGCTATTTTGCCGTCGCTGGGGTGCTCGCCTAAAAACCAATTGTCTTCTTTGATGCCCGGATGATTCTTGATGTCCAGCGTTTGCCCAAGGTCCACCACATGCACGACTTGGTAGGCAATCTCTAAGCGTTGATTTTCTTTTGTCCACGTATTCGGCATTGCTGCGCAGCCGCCTAAGCCGATCAATACAACGATGATTGCGAACGCTATCAGCAAGCCCGGAAAGCTACGCGCGATAAAACATAGAACGAAAAACAAACAGGCAACAACAATAAAATAGTTAATCATTTCTGCACCTTTAATTCGTCAGCGGTTTTGATGATGTCGAAGCGTCGCCCGTCGCGTGTCGTGCACACCCAACGCGTCGGGCGTTCGTTGCAAGTGATCAACGGAGCAACGCTCATTTTTAAGCGTAGCGCTTCGTTCGGCAGCGGCTTCGCGTAGAGGGGTGATTCATCTGCATGGACGGCTGGCATGTAACGCAACGCCGCGATGACGAGCACTGCTAGAATTATGACAGACGCTACAAAACGAGCACCTAGAACGAAAACGCACACGGCGATAGTGCCGACTATTGCGAGCATGTCTTGCTGGTTCATTTCTTCCTCTTGACTCGTTGGCGTTCGCGGCGCTGGCCGGCTTCAAAGCCAGCCCAAAACGCCAGCATTACGCGGGTTTCGGCGTCTTCGCCTTTCAATTGGGTAATTGGTGTCAGGTATCGCTTGTCGTAATTCGATGCCATCCACCGAATTGTTCGGCGCTTCATGCGAACAACTTGCCGTCTGTGGCGTAGTCGTTGCCTACGATGAAGGCAACAGCAACAACAGCAAGGATGGCAACGATGGTCAGGGTAGTGGTCAACATGGCTTTAAACTCCGGTTGTGTGTTCGTGTGGGTGTTATCTTACTGACGACCTCGTCAGAGTGTTAGGAACTACATCACAGTTTTGCGAGGTACTTCTACAAGGCTGCCGAAGTCGTCAGTTACAAACGCCCGGCCGCCATGATCGGTAGACCATTGCGACCGGCGCGGCCGCCATTCAGCGTAGTCAGGCGCACCGCGCCGACGCTTGCGTAGTTCATAGGCATAAAACGTTTCACCCGTGAACCATAGGGTGCCGCCGCATTCGTCGCGCGTCATGGTGTTATTGTCCTGTGCGCTTCATGGTGGCGGGGAACGGCCCTTTGAAACCATCGGGACCGCTTACCCAATCAGTCACATCACCCTCGCGCCAGTCTTGCAAGAAACTAACAGCGCCGTGTGAGTCGCCGGCTTCTGATAACTCAATACAATAATCAATTGCAGCCATGAATTGCCGGCGCTGTTCTTCTAACTGTTCTGCAGGGTTCGGCGGGATAGTCGGAGGGCTTAGCGTGTCGCGTTGAATCGCCGCACGCACTGCGCAGCCACTCAACACTTGCTGCACGCCAGATGCACCCGCGCGCAGTCGGCGCAAGCGTTCGATTTCAGCCACGCAAAGCGCTGCCGCTTTTATCAATGCTTCTTCGGCACCTTGTTTGGCAAGCACTTCGCCAGAATGCGGCCACGGGTAATGTTGCCATGCGAAGCTGTGAAAACCAGCGCCCCAAAACGCGAAGGCGGCAGCGGCTAAAGCAATCTCGCCCGCGTTGTGCGTGTCGTCATGTGCGCGGGTCCAGCCCTTCACCTTGAGCTGTCTATCGCGCTCGTCACATATCGCGACGATTACGGGTAGCGTGTCGTTATCAATCATGTTTAAGAACCTCTTGCATCATCTATGTTGCTGTTGATGTCGTCAGCGTTGGCCGCTTCAATCGCGCTTATAAGTTCGCGTATGGTGTCAATCGCTGAATCAAGGCTTGACACTGCGGCCTCTGCTGTACTGCCCTTGTCGCCCTCGCGTGGGCCGTCTGGCATGTTGTCGTAATACTCTTGTTCCTCGTCGCGTAGGGTTTCGAGTTCGTTCGCGATGTCTTCCAATGCCGCGCCGTTCTCGCTGAGTAATTCAAGGGTTGTACTCAAGCGGTCCATGAGACCGCCGAGCGCTGCACGTCGCTGCTTGTTCATAGCGACACCGCAAGGCCGGTTTGTTCGCTGAACAGTGAGGCGAGGCGGTCAGCGTAGATCATGGCGTGTTCGCTCACTGTGACGACTTCGCCAAACTTGCCGCCGATTTGCTTTTGAAACTTCACGGCGTAGGTGTCGGTGCCGGCGTCAAGGGTGACGGTGCAGAACTTCGCCTTGTTGGTAGCGCGTGGAATGTGGAAGCTTAAACCGTTAGTCATACCGCCAAAATTCTTGCAACCAGTCATTGCAATAAAACGGTTGCCGCCAAGTTGGGCAAGGATGGTGTTTGCTACAGTAAGGTTAGTCATGGTCCGGGCTCCGTTGCGTTTCAGTGTGGGCTCTATCTTACTGACGAGGTCGTCAGTCGTCTAGTGAACCACATCACACATTGCACACGTCATCCTCTATTATGTGACCTTTACAATAAGGTTCGTTGCAGAAGTAGCGCCGGTCGTCATCCGCTAAAGGGTCACGCGGATAACGGCGCGGCGCGTGCGGGTCATCCGGCGTCAGGCCCGGAGGTTTCTCTAGGTTTTCCATCACGTGCGGCCCTCACAGTGTTAAGGAATTCAACAAGCAGACTGCCGCGCAGGTGGCTGTGTGCCCACGACTTCGCCGCATCGGCTTGGCGTTCTTCACATTCCTTGCGGGATTTCCATTGCTGAATTACATCGTGCACAGTGTTCTGTTGTGCTTTGTAGTGCTCGATTGATTTTTCAAGTTCAGCAATTCGACGCTGACATAATTCTACTTGATCGTGCATCATCGACATTGTGACGCCGGGGATGTTGCGAGCCTCAAATATGACGCGTTCCTTAAAATCATGCGCAGGCGGTGCAGGTTCAACAGTACACAACTTGAATGCCCGAGCCTTAGCAGCTTCTAAACGTTTATAAGCTTCAATCGGATTTAGGCGAACTGTTTCACCCTCTTTTGAACTGTACACAATAGCGCCAGACACAACGCGCGCGTGCACATTAGAAGCTTGAATAATTTCCATCAACGATTCAAATTGAACAGGCGATAATCTCATTTTAAAAACTCCGGGTTGTAACCGCGTTGGCAGTAAAAATCGCGGCCGTTGTGTGATGTGACGCAGCCGCCGTCAATCATTGCTTTCAGGATCGTGTCGGAACTGCCGGCGCATATTGCATGCTCAACCGCTGGCTGCGTCATCGCATACTTACGCGTCGCGCCGCACATTTCCGGCGTTGCGGGGATGACTGAAAGCTGATGCATTGCGCCGATGTGCAACCAAACGATTACCGAGAACATACAAGACCCTCAAGCCCGCGAAGTGACGGGCGGTAATTTAACAACTCGTGATAGCGAATATTTTTCACAGGGTGCGACACATAAGCCAGCTCGTTGACGCGGGGTAGATCGGCGGCCAGTGTTTCGGGCTCATCGGTGTACGCAATTATTTTTCCATCTACAACGCACGCCCACAGCTTCATAGTCGGGCTGTCATGGCGGCGGCGTGGTTGCACTTGGAAAAATTTAACTGCGGTGTTCATGGGCTCTACTGTACTGACGAGGTCGTCAGGCGTCTGTGTTGCGCGTCACACTTTCAACACACCGGGCGGGACGAACGCCCGGTGCGACACTGTAACAAGAGCTTGTTTTATTCGTCTGTTGCTGCACCTCCTTTCAATCTCTCTTGAAGCTTCGCGCGCAGTTGGCCGCCTAACAACTCGGCCCGCTGTGCTTTCTTCTTCTGCGTAATAGCGAGGTTCGCCACGCGCTTGAGACTGCCGGCGAGTGCGACCGCTTGCGCAGGTGTCAACGCAACGTGTCTCACAGGGTGCTGCCAATCAATGAGCACATCAAACAACTGATTGACGCCGACTTGATACGCGAGCGGCGCACCATGCGCACCCGAAGGCACAGGCGGGTAATCACTGACGACCGGCGGTGCCGTACCTACGATTGCAACCGGTGTGGTTGCGTCTTTCAACTGCGGGCAATCACGGCACCATAGTTTCGAGTCGGTGCCGCATGACATGCCGTTACGTGGGCAGCGGTGATCGGTGTTGCTCATAGTAAATTCGCCTTTTTTAGTGATTCAATCAATGCCGACTTGGGCCGCTTGATGTGGCGCAGTGGCTCCCAATACTGTTTAGCTGGGCGCGCTTCACGTGTGATGATGCCTGTACGTGCTGTGCGAATCTCAGGCAAGCCGGGCTGTGTGATGCGTGCGTGTGGGCACATGATCGTTTCAGAACCACGACCGAAGCCGCGCGTTTTATAGGGCTTGTCTTCGATGGCTTCGATGGTGGCGGTAAAACCTTTCTTGCCGCCGATACGAACGGTATCGCCTACCTTCCAGTCGCGTACCTCTAAATCTTCAACGCGATAGGCTGGCGTTTTGTTATCGAACACGCGCGCGGCCCATTCCTGCATCATGTTTTTCATGCGCAACGCTTCCGTTGCTGCTGACTCATGCTTGTAGATCGCCACGCGAACCGCGTTCAATTGGTACAGCTCGGCCGCTTCAGCATAAGGTACGATGATATCTTCGTAATGCACGCGGCCCCGGTTGTTGGGGTCAGGGATACGGCGCTCCCCGATGCGCACTTGCTCGGGCAGGCGCTTGCCGTCTTTGTATTCTTGCGCCTTTATTGCGTGGTCTTTCGCGTCGGCTTGATAATGCGCTATGCAGCCGTCAGTGATAGTGCGCTCAACATGTAATGACAGCGATTCACTACCGGGGCAACGGCCTGAGAAAAAACCGTGTTTAACTCGGTAGCCGTGAACAGCAACGCGACCGGTTGCCGTGTCGATTGCTTGGATGCGCAGGCAAACTTGGCAGTGCCCGCGATGTGTATGTGTGCTCATTATTTATAACCCATTGTGATGGAGCTGGAAACGAGCGTTGCAGCAAGCGTGCGTTGCATGCCTACGAATTCGCCCATTAACACCCCTACGCACAAATCGAATGCCAGCCGGTGCGAAAGGCCCATTTTGGTATAAGAATCAAACCGCGTGTAATGTGACATCGTCTTGCCTCGTTGTTCAGTGTGGGTGTCACTATACTGACGACCTCGTCAGGATGCTAGAGACACACGTCACAGTTTTACGCTTTCACGTACCCCGACGGCGTATGCTTCGCATCAGCGAGTTGTGCAACATAAGCAGCTTTCGTGCGCCATGCGGCAGGACATCCAACGCCAAGGCAAACGATTGCTGACCACTGGCTGTATTGATAGTGATATCCGTTAAACGCTGAATGATTGCACTTACGCTGCGTTACAACCCATGCACGCTGCGCCATTGGCTTCTTACTTTCAGCGCACTTGCATACTGTACCGCCGCTCATGCGTGCAACTCCTTAGCGACAAATCGAATCACATCAGTCCGGTCAGATGAATACACGCCTTTCTGTGTGTCATCTGAATAACGAATAACGCCGTGGAACGCATAGTCGACCGCACAGCTATACATCCGATAGTTGCCCATTGTAATGGGTACAAGAGACATCACAAACGACACAACAGACGGGCCGGCCCTGAACACTTCATCGTGATATCGCTGGGGCACCTTCGATGTGTGCTTACCGTAAGCATCCTCAAAGTATTCAGGCAGCTTGCCATCGTCACCCAAGTACGCCCACGACCGGCTGTTGTCGTCAGTGCGCACTAACACGATGTGGTGTTCATGGCCTGCCGGTGCGCCTGTAGCGGCCAGCGCTCGCACTTCTTTAAAGGTGTCGCGGTGATCGTGCTCTATAATGTCGTTGTCTATCTCGTCGCCGTTCTCATCGCGATAGATCGCAACAAGTTCACAATCCCATTCATACCAAAGGCCGCTCATTGCTTACCCCCTTGAATCACGCGCAATGCAGGGCGACGATTCAACACTTGTTTTGCAGGCTTCAATAGTTCCGGCGCGATGTAATCGAATTCAGGTTTCATGCGGTCGTAGATGGCCTGCACATCATCGACAACAACAGCCAGCGTGGCACGTCCTGCGGCTTCGTATGCTTCGCGCGATACGCTGCAAGGGGCGAGGCCCGCTTTAGCAGCCAGCCAACGGCCAATGGTGCGCAGGCAGTAGGTGATTTCTTCGTCGCGTTCTGCGATGTCACGTGCGAAGCGTGCAGGAATCACCAGCGCCTGCAGTTCTGCAATCTTCTCTTGCATGATGGTATCAACAGGCTGCGCGATGAATTCTTCACGGATGCCTGAAAAATCGTTACGCACCCAAGCTGCGCGGCGGATAACTTTGCGGATGTCGTTAATGGTCATTTTCATGTTGCGGCCCTCGTTTCGTTTCAGTGTGGGTGCAGTATACTGACGAGGTCGTCAGTGTAAAGTGACGGGCTTCACAATTTGCACAAGTGTGCCGTAATCGTCTGTCACCCACGAGGCGAACGGCCTCAATACATCACCGCCGCGCCACACTTGCAAAAGCGGCATCCATGAGAATTGATACGTTGCCGTATAGGTGATGCAGTCCAATATGTACAAACGCAGGCCGATAAAAAAGCTGTACACATCCTTAACGTGCGGCGGGTAGTTCATGCTTGCACCTTCGTTGCATAAATGTTGAACATGCCGGCGCAATCGCTTACCGGTGTGCACTTGAAGCCCGCAGCGGTCAACAACACAGAGGCTTGTGTGATCACTTCCAATTCATTAGAGGCGATGCGCGTGTCAGGGAACTGACGCATAGTGTTCACTTCTACGGGCATGCCGGCCAGTATCTTGCGAATCGCGCGGGTTTGGTGTGGTGCGCTGGTGTTCATCGTAGTAGCTCCGTTGCGTTCAGTGTGGGTGCATCATACTGACGAGGTCGTCAGGATGCTAGAGAACTGCGTCACACAATAAAAAAAGCCCCTGTGATTAGCAGGGGCGTACCGGAGGGGGATTTGCCGGGAACTTAAAACGTTTAGGCGTGCGGCTGACCGTCGCCGGGGTGATCGGCTTCAGATTCATCAGGCTTTTTAATTGCTTCCTCACGTTGCGTGTGCGATTCATCATGCGCAGGAGCGTTGACAATAGCGGGTTGACCGTTAGGCACGCTCAGGCGCTCCACGCCGTCTTTGTAAATACTAATGCCGCCGCCCTCTATCGGCTCGCCGCTTGTAGCATCAACAGTGAGCACGGGTGCATCGTGTGTGCCTTCTTCCTTAACGACTTCGTTCTCAGGATGCACACCGCCGGCAAACGCTTCGGCCGGGTTAGGATTGTGTAGTGCTGTGTGGGCTTCAATCGCTGCCGCTTCGATTTCGTTGACGGCGTCTTGTAGCCGCTGCATTGATTCTTGACCCAGCTTCACCGGGTTAACGTAGCGCTTGATGAGTGTTAGCAGTGACGCGCGGGCCGCTTGTTTACGTTCAGACATTGTAGTGACTCCATGTAGGATGAAAAGATAAGCAGATGCAGCCTACACGCTGACAGGGTCGTCAGTCTAGTAGGCTATCAGCCATCAACGCCGTAAGTGCTCAGCGCGTTATCTAGTTGCTCATCTTTAACGACCGGATGCACTTGGCCTGTTTTACCGTCCAACGCATACCATCGGTTATTCATAAAGACCCAAGGCAGTTCTAACAACCCTGCATCTGTGAGGATTTCAAAGTATTGAGCATTGGGGCCGCCGTGTTCCCTGACGCATGCTTGCGGTCGCGGCCCTTCCTTTTGTGTAAACCATAAATCGTATTGCTCACCATCTTTGCCGGTGATCGCGTTCGCGCTGTAGTAATTCTCGCCATAAATTTTACGGAACTTGCGAGCCTCTACAACAGGCACGACCGGCGGCGCATCCTCCCAAGTGTGCACGAGTTTTTGCACCGCTTCGTTGAATCGCTTCAACGTTTCAAAATCCCAATACTTAGGACGCCACACGCCTTGCGATGCGTAAGGCACCAAGTTGCTGTCAAAAGCATTTTTTGCAGCTTGCGTTTTAAACGCTCCCATACATTCCATGCACGCACCTTGCGCAACGGTTCTAGCGGACAGATGGCCGCGCCTGCACGGCACGCCCGTGTAGTAGGTGCGCAAGCCTTGGCTGTGCGCTTCCGCACGAGTCATAACGGTCGGGGTCACTTTAAACATGGCCTTGTTACCTTGTTTATAAAATAAAAGATTGTAGAAGATAGATTAACACGTTACTTCTACTATCTACAATCTATTATTTCTCAACCGGGGGTATAAGGGTTTCTAAAGACAAACTCTGTTGCGCCTTGCATCTTGTAAATTTAGCGTTGCACCTTGCAAGGTGCGTAGCGGTGGGAATCACACGTTGCAAGCGTTGCAGCCTTGCAAGAGCGTTGCGTGTGGGTGCCAATCGTATCTACTTATTTCTATTGAATAATGTTGCAAACGGTGCCGAGGGTGTTTTAAGGTGGAGTCATGGAAACGACAAGGCAACAACTTGCAACCTGTACAACTGACGATGTTGATTACATCGACGGTGAAGCGCTGACGCCTAAGCAAGAGCGATTCGCCCAACTGTGGGCAAAGTATGACAATCAATCTGCAGCCTATCGCGAGGCTTACGAAGTCGGCCCGAAGACGACCCCGGCGAGCGTGTGGGCGATGGCGTCACGCGTTGCCAATCTGCCCAAGGTGCGCGCCCGATATCAGGTGTTGCATGAGGAGGCCGCCAACGAGGTGTTGATGTCGTTGCGTGAGGCGTTGCAATGGCAGATTGATATCGCTACTGCAGACCCCAACGAGTTGGTGCGCACCGAGCGCTACAACTGCCGCCATTGCAACGGCGACAAGTACGGCTACCAGTGGAAAGACTTTGACGAGTTCATGAGCGCATTCGTTGCTGCAACCGATGCCCTTGCCGAACAAGAGGCGTTCAACCTTGTAAGCAAAATCAAAGACAAGAAAAAAATCACGATACCCAGTGAGGCCGGCGGCTACGGCTTCGTAGGTAATGCAGCGCCTGCACCGGGTTGCCCACATTGTTACGGTCAAGGCGTTGTGCACACCATCGTTGCTGATACGTCGAAGCTAACAGGCAAAGCGCGCAAGCTGTATGCAGGCGCTAAAGAAGATCGCTATGGTTGCATCGAAATCAAGATGCACGACCAGTCAGCGGCATGGGATAAAATTCTGCGTATGCGTGGTGCGTACAACGACAAGTTAGACTTACGCACACCAGAACAACGCGCAGCCGAAACAGCGAAACAAACGTTGCCTGATAACATCAGCATCGAAGATGCACAGAAAGCCTATCTTGATTTGTTGGGTTGACAATGTCTGCCGTGCCTTCGTCAATCATCGTTGAATCACAGCAGCTTATTAAGCCGCCGACCGAAATTGTTGATGGTGCAACGTGCATCATGCCGCCCGGCTTCAACTGGCGAAACCCTGATTACTTGCCGATATGGAAGGCACGCGCCGCACGTCTTGCGAAGCTGCGCGCCGATCCTGACTTGTTAAACAGGATCAAGGTTTATTACCGCAACGGGCACTTTGCAGACTTCATCAATGATTGGGGCGTAACGATTGACCCGCGTGTGATCGGTCGCCCTACGATGATGCCTATGGTGTTGTGGCCCAAGCAACGCGAGTTCATTGACTGGCTATACCTACGCTGGCGCAATGGTGAAGATGGCACGTGCGTAAAGTCGCGCGATGTGGGTATCTCATGGCTTGCGATGGGCTTCGCATCATCGCTGTGCATCTTCTACAACGATGTAACCGTAGGGTTCGGCAGCGAAAAAGAGGATAAGGTAGACCGTAGCGGCGACCCCGACACGCTGTTTTATAAAGGCCGTTTGTTCTTATCGTATTTGCCTGACATCTTTCGCGGCGGCTGGACCATCCAAAAGCACAGCGCCCACATGCGCCTTGCGTTCCCGCTGACAGGGTCGTCAATCACTGGTGAAGCTGGCAACAACATCGGACGCGGCGGCCGTAAGTCTGTTTACCTCGTTGATGAATCGGCGCACATTCCAAACCCCAAGGCTATCGACGCGTCACTATCGGCCAACACAAACAGCCGTATTGATATGTCTAGCGTCAACGGTATGGCGAACAGCTTCGCGGAACGTGCACACAATGCCGACATACCACGCATTGACTTTGCTTGGCAGGATGACCCGCGCAAGGATGCTGAATGGGAACGCAGGAAACGTGCAACGCTTGACCCCGTCATATTTGCGCAAGAGTACGACCGCAATTTCACAGCATCGATTGAGGGTCAAGTCATTCCGACCGAATGGGTTGCCGCTGCTATCGACGCGCATCTATTGTTTGGCTTGAAACCACAGGGCCAGAAGCGCGCCACGTTGGACGTTGCAGATAGTGGCAAGGATGCAAACGCGTTGGCTATCGGTCAATCGTTCCTGATTGAATCGGTCACGTCATGGCGTGGCACCGCTGACCTTGATATCTACCACAGCGTAGAGAACACGTTCATGTTGTGCGATACCAACGGCGTCAACGAGTTCTACTACGACGCTGACGGCTTGGGCGCTGGTGTGCGCGGTGATGCTCGCAAGATCAATGAAGCACGCATCGCCAAGGGTAGCAAGGTCATCACCGTGTTGCCCTTCCGTGGTTCGGGTGAAGTGCACGAGCCTGATGTGATCGTGCCCGGCACCGAGCGCACTGCGTTGGACTTTTTCGAGAATGCCAAGGCGCAAGCATGGTGGATGCTGCGTAGTTATTTTCAGTACACCTATCGTGCCGTCGAAGCTTACAAGCGCGGCGAGCGTCCAGTGATCGACGTCGCGCAGTTCATCAGCATAGCTAAGGATTTCGAGAAGCGCGCACGCCTTGTGATTGAGCTGTCACAGCCCGTGTGGGCGCTCAGCAAAAACGGTAAGGTGATGGTTGATAAATGCCCGCCGGGCACAAAAACCGAGATACGCGCCGCCCTGCCGTCGCCCAACCTTGCCGATGCCGTCATGATGCTGCGAGCGCCCCGCTATGGCGTCCTGTCGATCAATCCGGCACTATTGGCGCTGAGTGCTTCCCCCCAATCTCTGCGACGCTAAGGAGCGCTTGCAATGTTCACACGCCCTTTGAACTGGTTACGGCATACGCTGCGCGTGTGGCTCGATGTGCCCACGCTGCCGACTGAAGCGCCCACGGAAGAAGTAGACGACCCCAAGCACATCAACATTCACCCTTCGTTGATGGCTAAAACGCTAGTGAAAGCTGGCGAAAATTACATCATGTATCGCAAGGTTGAACCGCCGCAGTTGCCTGACAACGTGCGCGGCGGCTTTGTCTACGATGCTGAGAAAGACCCGGCACAACTTGGGCCGCCTGTGTTGGCGATGGATGATGCGCAGAACGCGCCGGCATGGGCGTATCTCAACCAAGCGAATTGCGGCATGGGATTTCCCGGCTACGGCTATCTGAGTGAGCTATCGCAACGTAGCGAATATCGCTCACCGGTTGAAACGTTGGCCGATGAAATGACGCGCGAATTTATCGACATTACCGTAGATGGCAAAGCGAGTAAGAAGAAGCGCAAGGCCCGTGGGCAAATCAAAGACGAAGATGGCAACGGCTTAGATGATAACGGCGCAGAGGATAAAATCGAAAAACTCGAACAGGCGTTTAAGGATTTTCAGATAGCTGCACACTTTCACCATCTGGTTGAGTTGGATGGATACTTCGGCCGTGGTCAGTTGTTTATTGACATGGACACCGGCAACAAAGATCAAGACGAGGTGCGCCAACTGCCGCTTGTTGTGAGTGACAAGACGATTAGAAAAGGTTCGTTGAAAGGATTCAAGGTGATTGAACCGATATGGACAACGCCCTATAGCTACAACGCTACCGACCCAACACGCGGCGACTTCTACAAGCCGGTCGCATGGTTTGTGATTGGCAAGCGCATACACTCGTCACGCTTGCTGACGTTCATATCGCGTGAGGTGCCCGACATCCTCAAGCCTGCCTACAACTTCGGCGGGCTGTCAATGTCGCAACTGATGGAGCCGTATGTATTCCAGTGGCTGCGCACGCGTAACAGCGTGTCAGACCTCGTGCATAACTTCTCGGTGATGGTGCTTAAAACCGATATGAATGCAGTGTTGGCCGGCGGCCCCGGCGGCGCAGAGGCTGGCATGGGTTTGCTAGATCGCGCGAAGTTCTTCGTTAACACGCGTGACAATCAAGGCTTGACCTTGATCGATAAGAATCGCGAGGAAATGCAGGTTGTTGAATCGAGTCTAGCCGGGCTCGATAAGTTGCAAGCGCAATCACAAGAGCACATGGCGGCCCCTTCGCACATGCCGCTAGTGAAGCTGACGGGCATCACGCCTGCAGGCTTGAACGCTGACAGCGAGGGTGAAATTAAGGTTTGGTACGATCATGTAAACGCGCGCAAGACATCGTTCTACGGCCCCCACATGCAACACATCATTGACATTCTACAGTTGCACTTGTTCGGCAGCATTGATGCAGCTATTGGCTACGCGTGGCCGTCAATGAATTCGCCAACCGTTAAAGAGCTGGCCGAGATTCGCAAGAGCAATGCAGAAACTGACAAAACCTACGTTGACATGGGCGCAATCAGTCCTGACGAAGTACGCGAACGCGTGGGCAGTGATCCAGACAGCGGCTACAACAACCTATCAGGCGATGCGCCCGGCCCGCCTGAAGCTGGGTTGATGGAAACCGAGCACAATCTAGGCCAACAAGGTGCGGAAGCGGACCACGAACGCAACAAGGAAACGGCGGAAGAAGCGCACCAACGTGCGTTAGAGTTGGCCGAAAAAGATACGCTGACAAATGATGGGTGGAACGAAGCCGACCACCCACGCGGTGCCGGCGGTAAGTTTGGCGGCGGTAATATGTCCAGTTATTTGGAAGCGCGTAAAAAGCAAGATGAATTAAATGCTGCCGTTAAAACTGCAACGCAAGAACTAGATGCCGCATTCCCTGCCGGCAATATGGGCTTGCGCTCAGATGAAACAAAGTCTAACCCGCAGTTTCAAGCCGCTAAGCGTAAAGTAGATGTTGCGTTTGCAACGCTGCAGAATTTTAACAAGTGGGTCAATCAATCTTTTGCTAAAGAAGCGAAAGCTTACCGCAAGGCAAACCCGGGGTACGGGCGAGGTTGACGGGGTCGTCAGTCGTGCGCTAGGGTGCCGCATGATCACAGAAGACGATGACCCCTTCGGCGCTGATGAGCCCTTGCAGATGGTGCGTGCACCGCAGGGGCAAATCCATGTTCCCCCGGGCTTTCATTTCCCCAACCTTAAACCACACATCGCACGCATGCACGGCATGTGGTATTGCATCTGGCCTTTGTGGCTTAGCGGCACTATCACCGATAAAGAGAAAGACGCATACGGCCGTTACATGCGATGGCTTAACGGTGTTGACTTGCATGGTCAGCGCATCACACCTACCGAAGTGCCCGAACACCCGAGCTTGCAATGAAATACGTTGAAATGGGTTGTAACACTGAAGCCGAACAGATAGCGCAGATATGCACGGCTATCGAAGGCGGTTTAAAAACCGGCGTCATCGTGGATGATTACAAGATAGAACGATTTAAAAAACTCATCTTTGAACGTTGCAAAGTGTCGGTGATGGTTAGCACTGCGAAGGGGCTCACCAAAGACACCACAGTATTGACGTTCACTAAGTATGCGCATGGTGTGCAATGAAGAAGCTACGCGCCCCTAGTAAAAAGCCTGTCGTGTGTCGGCCGTTGTGGCCTAACGCTGGCGTGCAAGCTTGGTACACCAAGCAACTGCAAATGATGATTGACATATCAGAGGTTGAGCTACGCAAAGTCATCCGCAGTGCATGGCAAGACGCACCGCTATTGCTGGCACAAGACGAAGCGACCGGCATCGCGAATGCTGCCGGCGTCATCTTCACTTGCAATGATCGTGTGTTGTTGATGCATCGCACTGACGGTGAAGGCTGGGCGTTCCCGGGCGGCATGGTTGAACCTGACGAAACTGCAGAAGCCGGCGCACGTCGTGAAGCGTTTGAAGAAACACTACACCCTTGCAACGGCCTGCTTGAGTTCATCGGCATACAACCCTACGGCCGCATCCGCTTCGCAACCTACAAGTGCGAAGTGTTGGAAGAATTCGCGCCGGCAATGAATAGCGAGCACGATCAATACGCGTGGATGAAACCGGTTGACGCAATCGCAGTCATCAAGGCGTCAGTGGGTCTTGTGAATGCGCACTACTTACACCCGGGCGTGCGTGAAACGTTGGAGAACTACGGGCGTGCAGTGCTCGCACAAGATGCGCCTAGTTCAGTGAAGAAGCTGCAAGCGTTGCTCGCTAAATGGGGTCAACAATCGATCAAACGTTTTGACCTTGCAGCGCCTAAGCTGGCGCTAGATTTCAGCGCACGTGCTGGTAGCGCCACACAAACAGGCATGGTTGCACAGCTTAAAGAGTCGGGTTTTATTGTGCAGTTCAAACCCACAGCTAAGAGCATCGAAGTTTATCGCGCAGTAGCTGCAGAGAACGTCGGCTTAATTCGATCTATCCCGCGCAAGTGGCATGAGCAAGTAGAACAAAAGGTGTGGAACGCTGTACGCAATGGCTCAGACTTGAGCACGCTATCGCTTGAGCTGCAGCAATTGTATGGCTCTACACAACGTCGCGCTGCATTGATCGCACGCGACCAAAACGCGAAAGCGAAATCAGTCATGGAACGCACGCGCCGGCTTGAGTTAGGCATCACGCGCGCCCTGTGGAAACACTCGCACGCTGGGGAGAAGCCGCGCCGGCTGCACGTCAAATGGGGTGAGGAAGGCGCAATCTATGAAATTGCGCAAGGCATGTGGGACGCTGACGAGGGCGAATACGTTTGGCCCGGTACGCTGATTTATTGCCGATGCTCAGACCGCCCTGTTATCGAAGGCGCAGAGGATTACGCGGACACTGACGAACCTGTCAACATCGAACTGCAAGCAGCACTGCGCAACGCGTTACGTTATGAAGGCACAGCGCGCGGCGCAGAAATGCGGTTAACTCTTGAAGGCTTGCGACGTAGCCGCGTGACATGGTTCGGCACCGAAGACATACAGCTACGCCGCGACATCGATCAATTTCTATTGAAGACGAGGCAGTGATGAGACTATCGAAAGTGAAATGTGTTGGCCCCAGCGGCGTGACATTCGATATTGAAGCCCACGGCGAACACGGCTTAGAAGTCAGGCCAATTGAAGGCGCAGAAATGATTGCTATCTATGACTGCAAAGAAAAACCGGAGTCGCCAACATGGGGCGATTCAAACGCTGTGTGTGAGGCAGTTATCCCGGCTACATGGGCGTTCTTCTACGAATGGCAAATAACAGAGGCACCGCCTCGGTCATGAACCTACAGCAGCGCGCAGAGTTTGAACGGCAGCTTGCCGAGTACGTGCGCCGCCGTACAAGCGGCGAGTATATCCACCATCACCACAACGAACACAACGCGCGCTGTGACCTCATCAAGTGGGTTGAACAGAATATCGAAGCGCCCGCGCAACCAATCGATGACACGAGCGGCGGCAACTAACATAAGCCTCTAGCGTTAACCATAAGCACGCGATACACTCCGGCCAAATAACCGGAGTTCGCCCCGTGCTTGCATTCGACCGAGCAATATTTGAACGCGATTGTGTAGCCTTCGACCGGGCCACAGTTAGCGCACGTACATACGATGCTGATGGCCGCATGCACGTTGCTGGTTGCCGAATCTCAAAGGCGAACGTTTGCCCCTACTACGGCCGCGAAATCCCGAACGCTGCGCAACTCGGCCTGAATCCCAACAAAGTTTATATGCTTTACCGCGACCCGGTGGAGCTGCAGAAAGCTGCGCCGTCATTCCGCAACCTGCAGTTGCTGATGACTCACACGAAGGTCAACGCGAGTGACCCGAAGCCTGACGTTACTGTCGGCACCGTGGGCAACGTGACTTTTGACGGTAATTACCTTGTTGCCGATCAACTGACGGTGTGGGCCAACGATGGAATTGGCCTGATTGAATCGGAAGATGCAAAAGAGCTTTCGAGTAGCTATCGCTTTACCGTGGACATGACACCGGGCGTATCGCACGACGGTGTTGCATATGATGGACGAATGCGCGATATTATGGGAAACCATGTGGCTTTAGTTAAACACGGTCGCGCTGGTCCTGACGTGTACGTCAATGATGAATTACCCCCTTTGGAGTCTCCCACAATGAAGCGTCCCATGTTGCTGGCTCAGTTGATCGCCTCCGGTTTAATTGTCGGCGGCACCGAAGAACAGAAACTTGCGCTTGATTCCAAGCTTGCCGAAATGACTGCGAAAGACGGCGAAGCTGCAGAAATGGAAGACGACCCCGAGAACCCCGGCGCGAAGCGCAAAAAGAAAGCCAACCCCGGCAAAGGTGAACCCGGCGAGCCCGGCGGCGCGCTTGCAAGCGATGCTGCAATTGAGGCCGCTATCATTGCCAAGGGCTATGTAACGCTTGACGATGCGAAGGTGCTGGCCGAAGACGCAGCGAGCCGCGCAACTGCCGACGCAATCGCCAGTGTCAACGCATTGCACGCAGCTCGCGAAGCTGTGAAACCGCTGGTTGGTGTCATCGCTATGGACTCGGCCGAAGCCGTCTACAAATTCGCCTTGGATCAAGAAAAGGTTTCATACGACGGCGTCCACGCGTCGGCGTTCCCTGCCTTGATTGCTCAGATTGTTGCCCGTAAATCGGCAACGCCTGCAGCGCCAGTTGCAACACCAGTGATGGCCGCTGACAGTGCTGTACTCGCAGCATTGCCGGGCCTTGGTCGCATCGTCGTAGCAAGCTAACCCACACCCTTCAACCTTTCTCATTGCACACCAAGTAAACGCGAGGCTTTAATCATGGGCTTTCAACGAATCATCAACCAGCAACCCGCCCCTGCCGTCGCTGGTGATTTTGCAAGTAACAACCCTCGCACGTCGTTGGTGCCGGCTGTTGATTCCGGTCTAGTAGCTGGCGACGCCAATGTGCGCGTTGGTTACTTCGCATGGGCTGCAAATGATGGCAAGGTATACAGCTCGCTCGCTGCTGCTGCCGCTGTCGGTGGTGCAACCATCGGTTTCGTTGCGCGCCAACCTAACATTCCTTCGGCACTGATTACGGCGTTCCTTGGTGAGTCCGTCATGACTCTGCAAATCGGCTTGCCTGTCACGCTGCAGACCTCGGGTGATTACTGGGTAGACCTTGCTGCGATTGACCCGGGCGATGGTATTTTCGCGCTCGCTACCACTGGCGCACCGTCCCTCGTGGATGACGCCACCACGGAGCCTACCGGCTTTGCAGGCGCTTCGCAGTCGAAGGTTAACGCCGTCACTGCAGCCACCACGACCATTGCGGTTACAACCGGCATCATGACCATTGCGACTGTGTCGTCAGGCGTCGTAGAGGCCGGCCAGCGCGTCACAGGTACAGGCGTGCCCTACGGCGTGCGAATCCTTTACCAGATCGGCGGCACCCCCGGCGGCGCGGGCACCTATCAAACCGACAGCTACAACCGTGCAGCGGTTGCGGCCTTCGCGGCAACGATGGTGCAAGGCGACTTGGCTATCATTTCCAAACAGGGCGCATAACAGCGCCCTTCGGTTTCACTTGAGTAACTGATTTTTTAAATCCCACAGGTTGAGGTAGTAAACAAATGCGTATCCAGAACGCCAGCCGCCGAGGCACCGACCATGCAGCGTTTGCGGCTGCGATCAAGGGCGGTCATGCCGCCGCGCTAATCGACAGCCTCAACAAGACGTACGGCCTTGCCTTGGCAAGCGACGCAGCGTTTAAAGGCGTTCTGCCGCGTGTTGTCGTGGATACCTACGACGGCAAGGGCAACGTAAACGGTAAGGCGTTCGGTGATGCTGACAAGATCGCCTTCGACGCTCAGCCCGAGCTTGTAACCGTTGCCAACGCCGGCATTCCTGCATTCTTGTCAAACTACCTTGACCCGCAGTTGATTGAGGTACTTGTCACCCCAATGCGCGCCGCAGAGATTGCGGGCGAAATGAAAAAAGGTGATTGGGTCACTACTGTTGCAACGTTCATCGTTGTGGAATCTGACGGCCAAGTCAGCGCTTACGGCGATTTCTCGAATGCCGGTAACGCTGACTTCAACTCGAATTTCCCGCAACGTCAGTCGTTCCATTACCAGACCTTTACCCAATGGGGCGAAAAGGAAATTGCATACAGCGGCCTTGCTGGCTTGGACTCTGCAAGCCGTAAGAACGTTGCCTCTGCCCTTGTGTTGAACAAGTTTCAAAACAAGTCGTATTTCTTCGGCATCGCTGGTTTGCAGAACTACGGTCTGTTGAATGACCCGAACCTGTTGCCTTCGATTGTGCCAACTAACGCATGGTCAACCGCAACTGCTGAACAGGCTTGCAACAACATCGTTGACCTGTACACCCAGCTCATCAACCAGACCGGCGGTTTAGTCGATGCTGCAACCCGCATGACCTTGGCGATGTCGCCCGGTCGTGAGGCCGCCTTGCACCGCATCAACTCTTTCGGCCTGACTGTGCTGAAGATGATCAGCGAAACGCTGCCCAACCTGACCATTAAGGTTGCGCCTGAGTACGCTACGTCTTCGGGCGAACTGATGCAGTTGATTGTTGACGAAATGGACGGCCAAGAAACTTGCACCGCTGCGTTCACCGAGAAGATGCGCGCACATGCAATCGTCATCGGTTCGTCAAACTTCTCGCAGAAGAAATCGCAGGGCACTTGGGGCACCATCGTTTTCCGCCCTGTCATGATTGCCTCGTCGCTCGGTTAACGTACACGACTGCATCCGCTATGTACGATAACAACGCCCTCGGTGTGTACCCACATGCCGAGGGCGTTCCCATATCAGGGGTTTACTACAATCGCGCGTCTTCGGTCGTCTCCGGCAGCGAGGTAGGCTTGCGCGCTGGCGCTGGGGGCGTCGCTATCGGGCGCTTTGGTTGGGCCGAGCCTGACGGCACCGTCAGCAACGCGCGCGTGTCTGATGCCGGCGTGATTGGTTTGGTAGTGATTCAATCGGGTGATTGGCGTCGCGTGTATTGGGACGGAACAACCCACACTTGGCGCATTCGCGAAGGGCTCAACCTGACGATGTTGTCAGCCGCGCCCGGTATTTTGGTGCATATCCCTAACGGTGCGCAGTGGAATCAACGCGTATATACAAGCCCGCTGGACGGGATACCCGTCGCCGGGTACGCTGTTGACCTTGAGCCGACCCGGTGGGCTGTGGGCAAGCCTCACACCCCGGGCGGACTTTCACTACTCACTACTTGGAATCCACTCACATGAATGCACCTAACGTACTGACAGACACGAAAGCATCGCGCGTTATTGTCGGTTGCAAACTGCCCAACGGCTTGCACCTTGACTTGAAAGACAAGAGCGGCGAAGTGCGCCGCGTGACCATCAACGGCGCGAACTCTGCGCGCATCGTTGGCGGCTATGGCTTAACGCATGACGTCGATGCTGAGTTCATGACTGATTGGTTTAAGCGCAACCACAAGCACCCTGCAGTGTTGAATAGAAGTATTTTCATTCACGCTGAAGAAGCAAGCGCCCGTGCAATCGCAAAAGAGCAAGCCGAAGTTACAACCGGTCTGCAAGCGATTGACCCTGTCAAAGCCGGCATGCTCAACAACGAGAATGACGAAGTTGATAAAAAGGAACTGAAGAAGTTCCGCGAAATGCAGGCGAAGAACCCCGACCGCAATCGCCAGATTGAGGAATAAGCAATCATGTCTGTAATACCGTGCGCGCCGGTTGTTGTCACTCGCGGCATTGTAGTTTTCGACGCGGCTGCGTTTAAGACTCAGTACCCGCAGTTTGCAACAATCGACGACGCGGTGTTGCAGGTTGATTTCGATATCGCAACGCTGTTTTTAAACAACTCATGTTGCAGCGTTGTCAAAGACGCCAACATACGCGAACGCCTGTTGAATATGCTGGTTGCCCACATTGCTGCGTTGTTGCAAGGCGAGAACGGCAAGCCGCCTGCAGGCATCGTCGGCCGTGTGGATAAAGCCAGCGAGGGCACCGTGTCGGTGTCAGCTTCATACGTTAACGACATGAGCATGTCGGAAGCTTATTTTGCGCAGACTCCCTACGGCGTGATGTTCTGGACTGCAACCGCTGGTTTCCGCGCGTTTCACTACGTGCCGGCACCGGTCAACGGTTGCGTTGGTCGTGGCCCGGGCTTCTTCGGCCCCGGCTCTTTCAATGGTGGCGGATGTTGCTGATATGGCGTTCAGGGCCATCACCGCAACGGTTAAAGGTGGCTCGGCCTTAGAGCGCCACCTACGTTCAATCGAGAAAAGTTTAGGCCAAGGCGCGCACGTGCGCGTAGGTTTTCTCGGCAGTGCGACGTATCCCGCCGGCAAAGATGTAGGCAAACAAGTAGCACAGGTTGCCGCATGGAATGAGTTCGGCACGATTGCCCCCGATGCCAACGAAGAAAACAACCAAGGCGAAACACCGAAAGGTATACCCGAGCGCCCCTTTATTCGCACGATGGTTGCGAAGAAGTCGCCGCGCTGGGGTCAGCAGTTGGGCGTTGCATTGAAGAAGTCAAACTACGATGCAATGAAAGGCTTGGCGATCATGGGCGAAATCATGCAAGGTCAGATGCGTGATTCTATAGAGAACTGGACCAACCCGCCGAACGCTGACGCTACGGTGAAACGCAAAGGTTTCAACAAGCCGCTGATAGATACCGGTTTCATGAAAACGAGCGTTGACTATCAAGTGCTCGATGGTGAGAACTCAAGCGATGACGATTAACGTTCGAGCTGCAGCGAATGCCGCAATACAAGTGGTCAACCCGGATTTGACGGGCACGTACTACGCGTCTAACGGCTACACAATCAACGCGGCATCAAAGCAGATTCCCGCCTATGCGACCGGCGTCGCTATGGCGTTGCAGTTGCAAGCTGTGACCGCGCAGGATTTGAAGCACTTGGAAGGCTTGAACATTCAAGGCGTGTTGCGTTCGGTGCATATGCGCGGCAATACTCAAGGCGTGGTACGCATCGCCGCCAAGGGTGGCGACTTGCTCTACTTCCCCGAAGTGCCCGGCGGTACGTCTCGCATCTGGCTTGTTGTCAAGGTGCTCGAAACGTGGTCCGATTGGTCACACGTAATTGTGAATCTGCAGACTGATACTGCTGTGCCGAGCTGAACAAATGCCGTTTACCGTTTCCATCACTGAGCAAGATTTATACACCGCGCTAAGTGCATTTTTAGCTACGGTGCTGCCGGCCGGTGTGGTGACGGTTCAACTACCGATCAATCGTGCGCCTATGCCCGCCCCGGTGCCGGGCTTCGTGGGTATCTCCACGAGCATGCAAAAACGCATCATGACGAACCTTGATCGGTGGGACCAAAACGACCCCGCGCCGGCATCGATCGACATTGAACAAGCCGTGAAATTCTCGGTAAAACTAGACTGTTACGGTGCGGATTCTTTCGATTGGGCTACGATGTTGTCCACGCTGTTGCGCGATGAATACGCGGTCACTGCGTTGGCTCCAACGATGGCCCCGCTCTACACTGACGACCCGCGTTTTATGGCGCTGACTGACGGCGAGGCGCAGTACGAAAAGCGATGGATTGTTTTAGCCCAATTCCAGTACAATCCGGTTATAACCACGCCCATGCAATTCATGGATGCGGCGGCAGCCGATCTTATCAACGTTGACGTGAGCTACCCACCATGACGAATTCAATCCCCGCAAGTCAATTGGTTAACGTTCTGCCTTCAGTGCTGAGTGCAGGCGGCAACCCTCTATCATTGAATGGGGTCATGTTGACCAGTAGCACCCGCGTGCCAATCGGCACCGTGCAGGCTTTTGCAACGGCTGATGATGTCGGCGCGTTCTTCGGCTTGTCTTCGATTGAAGCAACGCTTGCTGCTGTGTACTTCAACGGCTTTGACCGGGCGCAATCGTTGCCAAGCACGTTGTATTTTTCACAGTACAACACGGCAGCGGTCGGCGCGTATCTACGCTCGGGCTCGCTGTCTGGTATGACGCTGGCCGAGCTGCAAGCTTTGTCAGGCACACTCACAACCGTAGTCAACGGCGTGTCTTCAGTGTCGCTTGCCATCAACCTTGCGAGCGCTACCAGCTTCTCGAACGCTGCCGCGTTGATTCAAACCGGCATCCAAGGTGGCACACCAACCAGCACCGCTACAGTCACCTATGACTCGCAATTGAATGCGTTTGTGATTCATTCGGCAACCACTGGCGACGCATCAACCATCGCGTTTGCAACTAACACCCTTTCGGCTGGTTTGAAACTCACGTCAGCCACTGGCGCTGTGTTGTCGCAAGGTGCTGATGCAGGCGTGCCAAACGAAGCAATGAACGCAATTGTGAACGTTGTCCAAAATTGGGCTTCGTTCATGACCACGTTCGAGCCTACGACTGACGTCATGATTGAATTTGCACAATGGGTGCAGACGACCAACGAACGTTATATGTACGTCGGTTGGTACTCAGACACCGACCCATTGAACGGCCCCGCCCCTGATTCATTCCCGGGCCTTGTGGTTGCTGCAAACATGGATGGCGTTGTGCCGATCTATGAACCTGCAACCGATGCCGGCAATGGCCGTAAGGCTGCGTTGATTTGCGGCATTACCGCATCAATCGATTACGAAGCAACGGCCGGCGCACTGTCGTTTGCATACAAGGGCCAAGCCGGCCTTGTAGCGGACATCACTGACGCAACGCAAGCGTTGAACTTGATCGCCAATGAGTCGAATTTTTACGGCGCGTATGCAACTGCAAATGATCGCTTTGTGAATCTGCAGCGCGGCGTCATGCCGGGCGCGTGGGCGTTCATTGATGAATACGTAAATCAGATTTGGTTGAACAACGCGCTGCAACTTGCATTCATGGAGCTGCTGACGAGCGTTAACCAACTGCCGTACAACGCGACCGGTTATAACCTGTTGCGTGCGGCCGCGCTTGATCCAATCCAAGCAGGTTTGAACAACGGCGTAATTCAGCCCGGCGTTGCGTTGTCTAACTCACAGCGCGCACAGGTGAACACTGCGGCCGGTGTGAACATTGCCGACACGCTGCAATCCGTGGGTTACTACCTGCAGATTAAAGCTGCATCGCCCACAACGCGTGCGGGTCGTCAGTCGCCACCTATGACGCTGTGGTATACCAGCGGCGGCAGCATCCAGAACATTGAACTGGCAAGCATCAACGTTCAGTAATTCGCATTCACCTTGGGAGTTTAAGCCGTGGCATCACCAACAATCACCAGCGCAAACGCAAAGTTGACTTTGACTGCGCGTAGCCCTGCAGGCATCGTCGTAGGCCCGTTCACCGTCGAAGGGTATGCAGAGGATGCAATGTTTGGCGTTGAAGCCGTGGACTCTGCACAGGCCGTCATGGGCGCAGATGGCAAGCTGTCGGGCGGCTTCCTGCCCCAGCCTGTCAAGTTTAGCATTTCGTTGATGCCGAACAGCCCAAGCGTTGATTTATTCGACGCATGGAACGGCGCACAGAAGGCGCTGGGCGATGTTCTGATTGCGGACGGCTTCGTGTCAGCCCCTTCGCTTGGCAAAGCCTACGCGCTTGTGAAAGGCTTCATGACGCGGTTGACGCCTATCCCTGCCGCCGGCAAGACGTTTTCACAAGCACAGGTGTTTGAATTCACCTTTGAATCCGCAACGCCTGCACCCGTGACGGTGTAAGTTATGGCGCGCAAAGAACAACGGGTGTTGATCACGGCTGACGGTCGCGACAAGGGCAAAACCTTTGTGCTTCATGAAATGCCAAGTAAACAAGCTGAGTGGTGGTTCATTCGGCTTGTCATTGCGTTAGCGAATGCCGGCGCACGCTTACCCGAGGATACTTTGTTTGGTGGTGCCGCTGCGTTTGCTGAAATGCAAACCACGTTGCGCAACTCGCTGATTGTAGCGATTCGAGCAATACAAGGGCTTGATAGTCGCGACGTTAAATCATTGCTTGATGAAATGTCGCCGTTTATCAAGTTCCAACCTACTGCAGACGCTGCAGTGTTGCCGCCCGAGCAAACCTTGTTTGAAGGCGACGCGTGCCAAATCGAAGAAGTGTCCACGTGGATAAAGTTGCGCTACGACTTGGTACAGCTACACGTGGGTTTTTCGTTGGCCGACGTCGCATCGACTACCGGGGAACCAAACGCCCCGCAGGAAACGACGCCGGCCTAGTTCATTACGCGAACGTTCCGCCAGTCATCGGAACGTTAGTTTCTGCACGCCTCGCCACGTTGCACGAGCTTGATACTGTCTACAGTGTTGAGGATGCGTACAACTTGCTGGAAGTTCTGCGAGTTGACATGCACAATGAAAACATCGCACGCAACAGGCCGCCGAAATAATGGCAAGCACAACTGTAATTGATACGTTGATTGTCAAGCTAGGCTTGGACCCCAAGGATTTCACCAAGGGCGAGAAGCAAGCAGCAGCGGCCAGTGTCGCCCTGAAAAATCAGGTTAAAAAAGACACTGACGACATGGGCAGCTCGTGGCTGAAGTTCGGCGCGAAGCTGCTTGGCATTGGTTCTGCTGCTGTTGTGATTAAAAAGCTTGTTGGTGCAAACGAAGAATTGGCCGACTCGATTCGCCAGCTTGGCAACGATGCCGACAACTACAACGTTAGTGCTCGATCACTGCGCAACTTTGGCAACGTCGCAGAGATAAACGGCGGCAAAGCTGCAGACGCAACAAAGACCATCGGCAACCTATCGAAAGCTGTTTACGATCTTGCCTACAACGGTTCGATGTCCGATTCACTGATTATGCTGAGTCGCTTGGGCGTGCAGTTCCAAGACACGACCGGCAATATGCGCGATTTTGAAAGCATCGCAATGGATGCACAAACCGCTATTCAAGCATCAATGCGCAACGGCACATCACGCGCGAACGCATATCAAGAGTTGATGCAAGCGGGATTTGACCCGGGCTTAGCTAATGCGATGCTCGCCGGCAATCTTGGCGAACAACTCAAGGCGCAAGGCCGTCATCGTCAGATAGGCGCATCAGACATCGCTGCAGGGCGTGAGCTGGCAACCAGTGCAGACAACCGTAGCCAAGCGATTGACGCCGCTGCTGTGGGCGCTATGGCAGCCACAGCGCACGTGCAAGCGATGGCAAACAACGGCGTTGCCGCAACTGCTGATTTTGCCGGCAACGGCGGTATTGGCAAAGCTGTAGGCGCTGCAGGCGATGCCATTGTTGAAGGTGCGAAAGACTTTAAAGAAGCTGCACACAATTTCCTGCAGGGCATCGGTGAACGTGTCGAAGCGGATCGCCGCAAGAATCTCCCACACGGCCGCGCTGCATATGAAGCGGACATACAAGGCGCTGCACGCAAGTTCGGCTTAGACCCTGAAGTATTAGCCGGCATTTTGAAAACAGAAAGTAACTTTAATCCCAACGCAACGAGCCCTACCGGTCGCGTCGGCATTGCACAGTTGACGCCGAAATACTTTCCGGGCGCTGGTAATAACCCACGCAACGACATCTACACTGCTGCACAAGAGCTTGCACGTTTGAAGGCGCTGCATTCTGATGACGACGAACAGGGCGCAATGGTTGAAGCGTTGGAAGATTACAACGCGGGCCATCACGGCGCGTCACAGATGCGTGCAGGCACTCGGCCTTATACTGACGAAACACGCGACTATCCCGGCAAGGTGCTTAGTTACGCATCGCAAAGCGCGGGCGCAACGATCACCTTTGAAAACGTTAACGTGAACACGAACGCAACAGACGGTAAACAGCTTGCGAATGATTTCGTGAATGCAACGCGCCGCAAGCTTCAAACGGGTCAAGCTGATTCGGGGATGCGTTAACTATGGCGCTCATACCTAAGCCGCCGTTTCCCAATGTGCCGAAGCTGCCGGGCGTGCCCCAGCTTCCGCGTAACCCATTGCAAGCACCAAACGCGCTAGTGCCTTTGATTGCGTTGGGCGCTGCAGCGGGTGCCTTGTGGAAATCTATTTTCGCCAATAGTGGTTGGGGCATATACAAGAGTCTCAACCCGAATTCATCTGTTGCAGCAAGGCCGGCGAACAAAGATGGTCAGCTTGACGAAGTCGTCATCGCTGCAAAACGCAAGCCTGTTGTTGTGCCTGATTCATTCCTTGAGCTGACGTACCGCAACGAGTATGACGTGTCTGATTTCCCTGTGCAGGATGGAGCATTTGCCAGCTACAACAAAGTAGCAAACCCATTTGAAACAACTGTGCGATTGTCGAAAGGCGGCAGTGTCAACGCACGCAAAAAGTTTTTGGAAAGCATAGAAGCGATTATCGGCACGCTTGATTTATACGACGTTGTCACGCCAGAGCGTTCCTATTTGAATGTGAATCTGATTCGTTTCGAGTTGTCACGACGCGGCGCCGGCGGTGCGTACTTCTTCTCTGAAGTCGATTTGTCATTCAGAGAGATACGCCAAGTGAGTTCCGTTTACACCACAACGGCTGTTGTCACACAAGATGCGCAAAGCGCCTCTGCGGTTTCAGTGACTAACACCGGATCGGTGCAACCTACAGATGTGACAAATAAGGATGTAACCACGGCGGCAACCGGTGCAGTTGGGGGCGCAACACCATGAAGCAAATTCCCTTGCAGACTGTGCCGAATCAAACGTTAGCGGTAACGCTTGCACGTCAACAAGCGCAAATCGCATTGCGCCAGAACGGCGGCAATCTATATTTTGATTTGATTTCAAACGGCGTGTATGTGGTGCGCACTCGCATCTGTCGCAACGTGCAGCGCTTGTTGCTTGACGTTCGTTATAAAGGCTTCGTTGGTGATTTTATTTTCATTGATACGCAAGGCACTGACGACCCGGTATTTACGGGCCTTGGCGGTGTGGGCTCACGCTTCCAGCTCATCTACTTGGCGTCCGGTGAATGAATAGCTTTACTGAAAAACGCTTGCGTGTAACGCTCATCATGGCAGCGCCGGGCGCAGTGTTCCCCGGCACCAATAGCAACACGCTGATAATTGAAAACTTGCGCATCCGTGCGAGTGTTCAAGCTGTCGCGCGTTTAGCAACGCAAGCAGAGGTTGCAATCCACGGCATGCGCGTTGCTGACATGAACGCATTCTCTGTGTTGTGGTCGCAACCGCCTGTTGTGTTAAACAATATCATGATTCTTGAAAGCAACAGCACCGGCAAGGCTGATGGCTGGGTGCAAGTGTTCAAGGGTACGATTAAAGAAGCACAGCCGGATTATCAGTCGATGCCTGACGTTGCGTTTACTCTACTCGCTGTTACTGGCTACCATTTAAAGATCAATCCCGTTGAACCGATTTCATACACTGACGAGGTTGATATCTCCACTGTTGTGCAAGATATGGTTGCGATCATGGGCGACCCTTGGACGCTTGTTATAGGCGACGGCGTCGAAGGTACATTGTCAAGCCCACATTTCAACGGCACGTTGTGGGATCAACTAGCGGAAGCATGTGCAGCGGTTAAGTGTGATTTCTATGTGCAAGGCGATCAAATTTTAGTGACTCGCTATCAGCAACCACGCAACACGCAACCCGCTGTTGTGCTCGCTGCGTATTCCGGCTTAGTTGGTTATCCGATGTATGAGCAAGCCGGGCTATCAGTGACTGCGTTGTATGACCCGGCGTTTTTGTGTGGCTTCGCGTTAGACATCGTCAGCGTTGTCCCGAATGCAACCGGCCGATGGTTTCCCTATGCACTAACGCATCGCTTAGAAAGTCGCGTCCCTAACGGCGCATGGCTTACCAGCATGAAATGTACGCGGGTGCTCGCATGAGTTCATCACCGCTACAAACCCCCGCTGATGTTGCCGATGATTATTCGGCGCTTGTGTTCATCGTTCAGCAGCTCATGGGGCGCATGGCTACTTGCACGCTTGTGCGTGTGAAGGCTTGCACGAATGCCGGCGGTATCACTCAAGCCGGCACTGTCGATTTGCAGTTGCTGGTTGATCAAGTCGCGGGCGATAACACGACGGTGCCCGCTGGCACCGTTTTTAAAGCGCCGTACGTTCGCCTCATGGGCGGCTCTAACGCCGTCATCCTTGACCCGGAGCCGGGCGACCTCGGCATATGTGTGTTCGCGTCGCGTGATATCTCGGCCATCCGTAAAGCCCCTGACGCGGCGCTGACCCGTCAGCCATCGCCGGGCGCACCTCCGGGGTCTGCCCGGTCGTTTAACTACGCTGACGCCCTCTACGTCGGGGGCTGGCACAATGGCGCAGACATCATGCAGTACGTGCAGTTGAGCGCTGCAGGCGTCAAGGTGGTGTCGCCCACGGCGATTACGTTGCAAGCCCCTACGATCACCCTTGACGGCGACGTTATAGGCACGCAGGGCGCGGTGTTTACTGACGATGTGGTAGCCGAGGGCACGAGTGTGCATACTCACACGCATTTGGTGCCGGGCGTGCAACCCGGTGGCGCTACAGTTCCATCGGACCCGCCGACATGAAAACCCTACTACTCGATTTGACCCTGTGGGATTTAGTCGTAGACGCGGCCGGCAACATCGCGTTTGCACAAGCGCCCTATCAGGTTTCGCAGGACGTCGCGAGCGCGCTGCGCACCTTCCTTGGTGAATGCTGGTATGACGTCACTATCGGCATCCCCTATTTCACCGAGATTTTAGGCGAAGCGCCACCCGTGACGTTGTTCCAAGAGTACATGCAGGCGGCTGCACTGACGGTGCCCACGGTCGTCAACGCGCAGTGTACAATCCAAGCATTTCAAGGGCGTGACGTCACAGGGCAAGTGACATTCACAACCGAAGACGGGCAAACCGGCACAGTGAGCCTTGCATAATGACTACTAACGTTCCATCGGTTGTTTTCACGCCTGAAGGCTTAGAAGTGCCCCAAGAGGCCGCTATTCTTGCCGGCGTTCAACAGGATTACAACGAAGCGTTTGGCGGCAATCTCAACCCAGCGTTAAACACGCCGCAAGGTCAGCTTGCATCAAGCACGGCTGCGATTGTGGCTGATGCCAACGCGGTGTTTGCCAACATCGTTAATCAAGTGAACCCCGATACGGCTGACGGCATCTACCAAGACGGCATTGCGCGAATCTATTTCCTTGATCGCTCGCCCGGTGCGCCGACTGTTGTTGCGTGTCAATGCACTGGCAATTTCGGCACCAACATACCGGTTGGCGCTCAAGCGCAAGACACAAGCGGCAATCGTTACGTGTGCATAGATGGCGGTCAGATTCCGTTGTCAGGCACCATCACTTTGAGTTTTGCTAACGTTGTTGATGGCCCTGTACCATGCCCTGCAAATACACTGACGACGATTTACAAAGCAATTCCCGGTTGGGATTCTATCAACAACCCAGCGCCGGGCGTGCTTGGTCGCTTTGTTGAATCGCGCGCAGAGTTTGAATTCCGGCGTTACAACAGTGTTGCACTGAATGCCCACGGGTCCAAAGAATCGATTTACGCGAACGTGTTCAACGTGCCTGACGTGCTTGATGTGTTCGTGACTGAAAACGTTACTGATGCGACGTTGCCTTATGGCGCAACCAATTACCCATTATTGCCCCACTCTGTTTATGTCGCTGTTGTTGGTGGTGAAGGTCAAGCGATTGGCAATGCGATCTATATCAAAAAGGATTTAGGTTGCAACATGAATGGCAACACAACTGTGATCGTTCCTGATACCAGTTACACGCCGCCTTACCCAACTTATACGATCACGTTTGAACGCCCTGCGCCGCTGCCGATTTTCTTTCGTGTGGAATTGACGGACTCTAGTTCGTTGCCTTCAAACATCGACGCACTTGTCAAAGCTGCGATTGTTGCAGCTTTCAACGGTCTTGATGGTTCGCAACGCATCCGCATTGGCGGGACTATCCTTGCATCGAAATTCGTTGGCCCTGTGTCACGCATCGGCCCTGAAGTTTCTATCTTGTCAATCTTGATCGGCACGAGCGGCCCCGGTGCGTTGAATTCGATCATTGCCGGCATTGATCAAGCGCCGACCGTAGACCCTGCAAACATCACTGTGGTGCTCACGTGATTGATGTAGAACGCACCATCATTTCGCAGTACGCCAACTCGCCCACGTTGGTGCAACTTGTTCAAAATATGAATGAGTACATCGACCCGCGCGCGAACATGGAAGCGTTCTACAATGCTGTATGGAATGTGAACACTGCCGAAGGTTTCGGCCTTGATATATGGGGCAAGATAGTAGGCGTTTCGCGCTTGCTGCAAATACCCGGCAATGACCCGATTGTAGGTTTTGATAATGCGAGCAATCCCGACGATTGGACACCGATGTCCCAAGGTCGTTTTGCACGTGAGAATGAAGTCACAACAAGCTATGAGTTACCCGACGATGCCTATCGCGTGCTCGTGCTTGTAAAAGCATTGGCGAACATCACAAGCACCACAGCGCCGGGCATCAATCAGTTGCTGCGTAATTTGTTCCCGCATCGTGGGCGCGCATTTGTTCGCGACCTCGGCAACATGGCGATGGAGTTCGTTTTTAATTTCGTACTCACGCCGGTTGAGTTCGCTATCCTTACGCAATCGAACGCGATGCCTCACCCTGCAGGTGTATTCTACTCGGTGACAGTTATCCCGATTGATGTTTATTTCGGCTTCAAAGGAGCCCCCGGAGCCCTGCCGTTTAATCAGGGCGTGTTCTACAAGAGGCCGTAACCGATGGGCGCACCATTACCGCAATTTATCCCCGAAGCGTTTGCAATCAGCGCTGCGCCCGGTGATCGTAATACGATTCCGGCTACACCACTAACAACGCAGCGGGCATCGTTCGAGTTAGGCTTTCCGCCTCTAACGATGCTACCTGTGATTGCCGGCGGTAAGCCTATGCTTGGCCCTGACATGAACGGCATTTTGTACATGATCAGCACGCATCAGGTGTATGCACAAAGCGGCAAGCTTTACCCATACAGCGCTGACGTGGCAGTAGCAATCGGCGGCTATGAAGTCGGCACGCTGTTAGGTTCAACTGACGGCCTGACTGTTTGGTATAACCTTTCGGCGGGCAACCTTGACGATCCTAACGACCCTGCAAGTACGGGTTGGGTGCCGCTGTATTCATACGGCTTGACGCCTGTTAACACATTGACCGGAGCCACGCGTACGCTTACGCCTCAAGAGGCTGCGCGAAGTATCTTGGTTTTGTCAGGCGCGCTTGTAGGTAATCAACAAATCGTTTTGCCTAACAACGTGCAAAGCTGGTTGATTGTCAACAACACTACAGGTGCATTCGTTACGACTGTGCGCACTGCCGGCGGTGTGGGTGTGGTTGTTCCTCAAGGTGGTTTCGCATCACCTACTGCAGTGTACGGAAACGGCACCGATATTTTTCTGACGTTCGCGCCTGCAGCGTTGCCGATTGATGTTAGCCCCACAGCGAACACCATCGCGAAGCGTGACAACCTCGGCTACTTGTATGCAGCTACGATTGCGGGCGCGACCGATAACACCACACGCGTTGCAACAACTGCCTTTGTACAAGCAGTCTCAGCGAACACCATCGCGGCAACGTTGCTGCTGATGTTGGGCAGCGTAATACAAACATGGTCAAACCCAGCGCGCGGCGCGTTCACTACATACGTGAACTCTACAGGCCGGCCGATCATGGTCAACGTTTCATGCAATAGCGTTGGTTTTGCTGTGGCACGGGTGGGCGGTGTTGACGTGATGTACCGCGCAAGCGATGACGGGGCCGACATTATCGCGCTATCGTTTATCGTGCCTGCAGGGCAGACCTATAGGGTGGATGTCTCCGGCGGTGCCGGTATCGTTTTATGGGCGGAGCTTTCTTAAAATGTCTACAGCAGTACCCCCCAGCCTTGTAGTTGCGTTTGCGAATGCGGGCGCAGCAAATCCAATCCCATACACGCCGACACCCACGCCGGGGCAAGCATCGTTTGCGTTAGGTTTCCCGCCTATCACGATGACACTTGACCCGGGCGCGATTCCGCCTGACGGCGAAGACATGAACGGCATTCTGAAGATGATCACCGCACACATTGCGTGGATCGCTGCCGGCGGCTGCTACCCGTTTAATCCTGATGTGGTGACGTATCAAGGCGGCTACGGCATCGGCCAAGTTGTGCAAAGCGCTGTAACACCTACAACGTTCTTTATGAACATGGTTGCGGACAACACTAACGACCCTGACAGTGTTATTACTGGATGGTTCGCGTACAGCCCCATAGGTGGCGCGGTGGGGGTACAATCGACTAATATCCCTGCGGGCGTCACGAGTGATTTTGCGCTACAGCGAGGAATCGGATTTTGGGAAGTCAACCCCACGTTAGGTGCAGCGCGTATCACTGGTATATCGCGCACCAACGTGATCAACGGGCAAGAGTTGATCATCACCAATTTGAACGGCTTAAACGCTGTAACGCTTGGCGCATTAGACGGTAGTTCAAACCCGCTAAATCAATTTCGATTGATTGCGGATATTACTTTACCGCAATATGCAAATATGACTTTGAAGTATTCAACCGGAATCGGTCTGTGGGTGCCAGTATCATGAAAAAGTTTTATACGCTTGTTGCTTCATTGTTGCTTAGCGCTACGGCGCTGGGTGCAACGTTTCAATACTTTAACCCTGCAGCCGGTATCCTAAAGGGTAATCCGTCCACCTATGTGACGACTGCGGCGGTATCGTCGGACATCCTTGCGACGTTCAGCGGTACGTGCAACAGCACAACGTTCATGCGCGGCGATGGTAGCTGCCAGACACCGCCCGGTGCCGGCGGCGGCACCGTCAACAGCGTGGGCCTGTCGGCCCCGTCAGTGTTCAGCGTGACCGGTTCACCGATCACCAACACCGGCACACTAACGCTTAACTTCGCAACGGGTCAGACTGCAAACTCATTCCTTGCCACGCCAGACGGCACCACGGGCGCGCTGTCGCTTCGTACTGTCGTCAATGGTGACTTACCTACGGTCAACGCTGCGCATGGCGGCACAGGTGTAACAACGCTGACCGGCATCGCTAAAGGCAACGGCACGAGTGCCTTTAGCGTCGCAGGTTCTTCTGATGTGATCGCCACATGGTCGGGCACTTGCTCATCGTCAACATTCTTGCGCGGCGATGGTAGCTGCCAAACTCCCGCGACTGGCACGGGCACTGTAACGAGTGTTGCACTGACGGTGCCGTCAGGCTTCAGCGTCACCGGCTCGCCTGTCACAACTTCGGGCACCCTTGCGATATCCGGTACGCTGAACCCTGCGGCCGGCGGCACTGGTGTTGCAACGTTGACGGGTATTGCCAAGGGCAACGGCACGAGCGCGTTTAGCGTTGCGGCGTCTGGCGATGTAACCGGCTTATGGGGCGGCACTTGTAACAGCGGCACTTATCTACGTGGTGATGGCACTTGCGCCACACCGCCAACCGGCGGCACCTCTGCGAATCCTACTGCAACCATCGGTTTGACTGCGGTCAATGGTAGCGCCGGCACATTCTTACGTAGCGATGGCGCTCCGGCGCTGTCACAAGCGATTGCGCCCACATGGAGTGCGCAACACATTTTCGGGTTGACTAACGCAACCGGCGCGTTGCAGATAAATACAACTGTACCAATTCTTACATGGAACGAAAGCGCGGCGGCGTCAGGCTCACGTTTATGGCGTTCGTTGATATCTTCAAGCACGATGCAATTTGATGTTGCAGACGATACTGCATCGAATGTAAACCCTTGGCTGACAGTTGGCCGCAGTGCAGGCAACGTCGGAACAATCACGCAATACACAGGTGCAGGTGTTGCACGCACGACTTTAAATTCTACGGGTAATTTTGTAATCAACGCGCCTACAAGTGGAGTTGCTTTAACAGTCAACGGTGTGGCTGGCAGTTCGCCTTTAATTGTTAATGCTGCGAATAATATCGCCAGTGTCATTAACATGCCTGCGGCTACGCAGTCGATTCCTGTTGATCGTGCAGGCACAACTACAGCGGCTATGTTTGATCGATTTACTAATACCGGAGCTACGTTGTGGACAGGTGTTGAAAATTCAGGAGGTAACACTTTATTCACTGGTCTTGCCGCATATTCAGGTGTAATCGGCACTCAATCTAATACCCCGATGGCGTTAGGCAGTAATGGCGCTGAACGCCTGCGCGTAGCTGCCGCAGGTAACGTCACGATCAATGCGCCAAGTAGCGGCACCGCGTTGACTGTGACCGCTGCCGCATCATCTGACGGTGTGCAGATAACACAAGCCAGCACTAACGGCCTCGTCATCACTTGCGGCGCATGCTCAAGCACTGACAATGCAAGTATTAAATTAACTGACGGTTCGGATGCATGGTCGTTGGGTTCTGACGACTCGCTAAATTACGCATGGTTTCGCAACGTCAACAGCGGCAACGATCTAATCACGTTTGATACATCCGACCGTGTTGCGTTCCCTGTCGTGGGCACCACAGCAACCGCCGCCAATGCCGTGATTGACAACGGCAACGGCAACCGCTTGTTGCGCTCTACTTCATCGCGTCGTTACAAGAAAGACATCACGCCACTAGGCAACAGCTTGAATGGTGAAGTGATGAAGTTGCAGGCCGTGCGTTACCACTCGAAAGCAGAAGCCGATTCAAAAACCGATTGGTATTACGGCTTGATCGCTGAAGATGTAGCAGCGGTTGAACCTCGGCTTGTGGTGTATGACAAAGATGGTCGCCCTGATGGCGTTCAATACGACCGTGTAGGTGTGTTGTTACTTAGCGTTGTGCAGGAACAGCAAGAGCAAATCAAAGCCTTGCGCGAAGAACTGAACGCCCTTAAAAAGAAAGTGCATTAGTGCGCCGCCTCATTCATCCATTAACCAACATCTACTAGAAATTACTATGGAAACTGATAACGTCCCATTCATGCTAGGGCAAATTACAGCGAAGCTTGAAACGTTGGCTAACGATGTGTCAGCCATGCAGGTGACTGTTGCCACGTTAAACGATCACATGAATCAGAACAAAGGCGGTATGCGCGTGTTGCTGGCGTTGTGCTCGGGCTCGGCTGCAATCGGCGGCACCGTCGTTGCTGTTGCACAATGGGCCTTATCCCACATGCATCCTTAACCATGAAACTTATTCTTACGCGTGACACGTTCACGAAGTTTGAAACGTTGGGCGTAATGGAAATCGCCGGCACTAACAACCGGCTGCATACCATAGAGCGCCCTTGGGTTGCCGGCAATGAGCCCGGCGAAGATGGCGGCGAGCCCGGTGTGTCATGCGTGCCATACGGCACCTATGAACTTGTGTTGCACGATACGCCGGCACACCCTCACACGTTCGCGCTCGTGAATCGCGAGCTTGACGTGACACACTGGCCGGTGCCGGGCTTCCGGTCGGCGGTCTTGATCCATCCAGCGAACTGGGCGCGCGAGCTACGCGGCTGCATTGCGCTCGGCCTCGCACGGGTCGCAGACCCAACCGCTACGAGCCAATGGCGCTTAACGAGTTCTAAGGCGGCTATGGCGCATTTTTCTGACCTTGTCCCGTGGGAATTGGGGCATACTCTCACCATCCAACGCGCGCCACTACCGGAGCCTACGACATGACCGGCGAAATTTACAACAACATTCCTGCAAGTGCGGTTGCCCCCACGCAACCGATCATTCCTGCAGCCCCTTGGTATACGTCGCCTGCACAGGTGGCCGGCGTCATTGCGGGCCTATCGCAAATCGCGTCTATTCTGATTCGCTGGTTTCACCTCGGCATCACTGACGAACAGTTGCAGGGCTACAGCGCCGACGCGTTGCAGCTCGTCACGATTGGCGCAGGCTTGTGGGCGATGTACAGCCGTCAGACCTCAACCATTGCGCCACTCACGATGACGCGCAAAGGTGCTGATGCCTTGACAGTGGCTAACCCGCCGCTGTTAGATGCAGACCCACGCAAGAAACCCCCAACCCCTACGGAGCCCACCACATGACGCGGTATTTTTATTCGTTTCTAACATTGCTGATTGCGCTGGCAATCACTGCGTGCGCCTCGTTCCCTGTCAGATCGTTTAACGACAAGCTGGCAGTGGCCTACACCACGGTGTCCGCAATCTATGATGTGACGGCGGTCGCTGTGCGCGCCCACAAGCTGACCGCACCCGACGCAAAGAACATTTTGGCGCAGGCCGACAACGTGCGCGATGCGTTAGACATTGCTCGTGATTTGTACACCGCGAAAGATGCGGCAGCAAATGACAAGCTTGCGACCGCTATCGCAACCCTCAACGCTCTACAAACCTACTTGGCGTCACATCAATGAACACCGCAAACGTTATTGCAGCTTTGCAAATCGCATCCTTGCTCGCTGAGCGCGTGCGGGATATCACCGAGCAAGTAAAGGCCGGTCAGGAATCAGGCGAAGGCATCACAGATGCACAGCTTGCCGCTATTCGTGCCGGTGTTGATACGTCGCGCGCCAATCTGGTTGCGGCTATCGATTCGCTTGACGATGAAACCCCAGCCCCGCCGCTTGATAGTGACCCACCCCCGGGCGCATAATCAATCGCGCTAGTGATGGTGAGTGATCTCCAATTGAAACGCCCCGTAACTGGGGCGTTTTTTTTTAATCTTCCCATTTGCCGTAGCGTTGTGCTTCCCACGCGTCAGGCACCTTGATAGGCCACGGCTGACCATCTTCGCATACAGCCCATGCCGGCAACTGGCGCACGCACTCCATGTAACCGGGAATGCTGCCGTAACCGTTCGGGACTTCTGCTACACCTTCATCGTGGGTGTGCATCACAATCGGGTAGCCGTTGCGCTCAAGTCTGTATAACGCGTCTGCTTGAATCTCTCTACACATATGACTGATGACGTTCTGTGTTTGAACGCCACCATAAAGCGACATTCGCACCCAACCTATTTTTCCCTTCGTTGCGTTGCTGTTGTTGCCTTCGTAAGAGATTTCATACTCCCACGGGCTTGCGTAAGGTCGTGATGATGGCTGCAAGCGTGGCGCGTGGTAGCGAATGAAGCCCCCCGAAGGTGGCCGGCAATATAAAACATCCTCGTGCATTTGGTACAACACACCAAGACGTGAGCCCGGGCGAGAACTGAAGCAATCACCGGGTTGCAGGATTGCAGAGACTGCCGCGCCTTCAAGCCCATACAACAGTTGCTGTTCGTCGTGCTTAAATTTGTTGACCGTTTGACCGCCCCAAAAATTAACGATGTTGGGCATGGCGTCGCGCGTCTTCAATATCAACTGTTTAATTGCTTCGTCACTGCCCATGATTTCATCAGCGCCGAAACGTTTCCAGCCGTTCACCCATGCGCCGAAATCTCCGGACAAGATTGCGAGCTTGCCTAGCTGTCGGTCGTCGTGGTGTTTGCCGTATTGTTTTTTAAAATCGAGATACGCTTGTAGCGGCTTACCTGTTAACGCTGATGCTTGCGCTTCGTAGATTTTGCCGTGACCTCTGAACACATCAATGCGCCATTGCTCGTTAGCCATGCATGATGTTGCAACAGCTTGTATTGCTGTGAAGTCGGCAGACAGCAAACGGTGCCCTTGCTTTGCAATGATCATTGAACGCAAACAACTGGCGACGACTTCAAGCGCATCAAGTGCGCCGTTGTTCTTTGGGTCCAATGCCCACGCTGAACCCTCGCCGTATTCCAGCTCTAACAATTCAATCGATCGGCATTTGATAATTGACAGCGCGTGTTCTACTTGCTCGGGTTTTGAGAACACCCCCTTGTAGAGATTGGCAGGTTGTACGCCGCGACCATTCCATAGCGATGTGTGAGCGCCGTAGTAGGTGTATTGATCGTATAGGCGACCGCTGGCGCTCGTCTGCGCGCGAAACGCGTAATACTTCTTACAACTACCAAAGGCGAGGATTTGCCGAATGCGCAGCACGCGCAACACTGCGCGTGGGTAATCGGTTCGCTTCAATGCGTCCGCAAGTGTGTCTTCGTCAAGTTCGTAAAGGTACACACCTTGCGTGCGCATCCATTCAAGCATTTTTGCAACTTCGGTTGACTTCTGCACTACGCCGTTTGTTATCTCGCGTAGTTCACCGTTGTAGCGCAACTCGGCTTGTTCAATGATAACGATGCAGTCTTCTACTGCCGCGCGGTCTACTTGCATGCCGCGCATGTTAATACGCAAATCTAACTTCCAGATGTCGTGTTCCCGTGGGGTTAAATCAGGAACCCGAGCGCTTGCATGTGCTTCGGTGACAATGTCTTGCTTGTTGTATTCGTAGAACCTGACGAAGTCGTCAGCGGCGGTGAACGGCGTCCAGCGCAATGACTGGTTTGCTTTCGTGGGCTTTTTAGGCATCGTCAGCTTGCGAATTAAATCGCCGCCGGCTTTATCCTTTTGCTGCGTTAGATTCAACACTGCGCCAAGTTCAGCCAGTGAGCCCGGGTACGCAGATGCGCGGGCCTTCGCGGCGCTGCAATGTGCTTGGTCACTCATTTTTTAGGCTCGATTATTTTTAATTCAATGCAACCATTGGCGAACTTTGTGCGCTTCGATTTATTGCGCAGCGCCAACCGAGTGAACAACAGCAAGATATCGCGCATATCGACTGTAACTTGTATGTTGATCGGTTCGCCGTCGCGCTGTAGAACGAATTTATGCACGATGCCGTTGCGTACTTCTTCGTTCATAGTGGCGGCAACCCTTGTTCGTCGCAATGGAATGGCGGCCAACCTAACACCGGCACGCAATGAACATTCCACACGACCCATTCAAAATTTACGTTGTGTGCTTCAAGCGGTTGAGCTGATGCAATGTGTTCGAGCAACGGCCACGGGTGCATTACATCACGCGAGCCCGGCATATAACGCGGATATTGCTTGTATGGCGTGTAAGGATCGGGCCGCCACCATTGCACGCCGTTGCCATCTTTCAAGTTGTAAGCGAGTGACAAGACTTCAAAGCTGTGATGCTCAACATAGTTGCGAGTGCCCACAGCTTTCAAGCCTCGGTTTTGATCGGATAGGCCCGGCAGTGAGCCCCACTTCTGCAACTCTGAATTCCACGTTAGGCCCGCTTCGCTGTACGTCTCGAAGTCAAAATCGGGAAGCACAGTCGCGAGGCCGATGCCGGCGCGATACTGAGTGCCGGCACGTGCGTATTCAATCATTGTGAGCCCTCGCCCATTTCCCCGCTGTTGGGCTTCCCGTGCACAGGCATAGCGCGTTTACAACAGCGGGGCGGGACTCAGTTAGAACGGTATTTCATCATCAGAAAATTGCGGGTCGTAAGGGTACATCGCGCCGGGGTACATCGACCCCGGCAACCTACCGTTTACGATTCGCTCAAAGGCGCACCATGTGACCGGCGGCAAGCAAGGTTTCATTGTTCCAACCTTGTTGCAGGTGGGCCGTGTAGTTCGCACCCTGTGGGTTTGCCATACGGAAGCCAGCCGGTGCACCCAATGGGTCAGCAGCGACCGCCGGAGCGGGCGCAGGGGCCATCGGTGCCGCTGGGGCTGCCATTGGTGCCGGTGCCGCGCCGGGCGGTGCAATAAACGATGGATTGGGCGCTACAGACACAGGCATTGCGCCCGGGGCTGGGTATGCACCCGGAACGGCCGCAGGCGTCGCCACAGGGCCGGGCATTGCGCCGGGCGTTGGATAGGCGGCAGGTGCTGCGCCCGGTGTTGGGTACGCTGCTGCAGGCGCTGGGGCGGCCGCTGACGGTGGGTACGCGCCGGGTGCTGCTGCAGGCGGGTACATGGCACCCGGAGCCGCTGCGCCGGGCATTGGTGCGCCGGGTGCCATGCTAGGCATCGGGGCGGCGCTGACGCCGGCCGGCAATGCTGCCTGACCAAAGCCGACCGAACGCGGATCGGGACCGCTCACGATTTCCTTGTCAGGCGCGCGGAATGCAACCATGTTGTGATTCATGTACACACCGGGTTTTTGTGGTTGGCCGTTGCCTTCAACCGTGCCGAGCACTTCAACCCAAAAGCCGGGTTTCACAAGACCGGGTTGCACAAGCGGGTTGCTTTGCGCGTCGAATACCTTCGCAGGGAATGACGAGCTAAATTTAATAATCCAGCAACGTGCGTGCCCTTCGCGGTCAGCATTCTTGCGGCCGTTCTGGTTGGGTATTTGGCTGTCGCCGTCTTCAATCTTCCATGCAAAGTTTGGGTTTGCTGTTTGACCTTGGGGCCATGCAGCGGCAGCAATAGCGAAAATCTTTTGCCCCCACACTTCGTGCCACCAATTCTGTTGCGTCTTCGGAATCGCAACGGCGAAGAAGTAGCGCACAGTTGCTTTGCCGGCGTTGGCACCAGTCTTAACAGTTAGCGGGTTGCCGGCTTGGTCTTTGTCTTGGCCGTTGTATAGATCGCCCTGAACGATGCGACCGGGCGGGAACAAAATAGTGTTGGGTTGTGTGGCGGGTGCGTTCATCGGTTGAATACCTTTCGTGGTGATGGTGTGACGGTTTGAAGCCAAGCAGCAACGGCCAAAATTTCTTTAATCGTTGCATCAGTTTTAATTGCATTCGCTCTATGCGAAATGACTGCAATATTGTTAGGCGTATAACCTTTCTTTGGGTTGCGCCTATCTAACGTCGGTGATGCTGCGTGTAGCTTGCCATCACCAATTTTCAAAACAATTCCAAGAGCAGGGCAACGCTTAGGAACAACAATGTCTGCGAGCGTTAGCGTACAAATTATATTTTTATCTCGCGCACGTTTACGAGCCCAATGCAGTAATGCGTGTCGTGGGTCCGCTCGATGTTTTTGTTTAGCCTGTAATCTGCGCGCAGCTAATAATTTAGACCATTTTTTAGGTTGATCTTTTTTAAGCTGCGCGCGTTTTCTTCGTGTCCATTCTCGATGTGAAGGCTTGCGAGCTTCTAAATACGCAGCATACTTTTCGACATCAGCCTTACGCCGCATTCGATAGGCTTTCTGCTTTTGCGCGTTACTTAGAGGCACCGAACACCTTGCGTGCAACCATAGAATTATCGCGAACCAGCTTTAAGGCTGCTTTAGGTCTATGAGCGTAAAGCTTCATGGTGTCCGGGTCAACCCCCCTTTGCACTGCTTGCGTGGGAGTAACTAGCAAGTCCTTTCGTTCGAGCTTCTTCCGTAGATCAATGTTTAATAGTTCGCCAAGTGTGACGACCTCGTCAACGTTGACATTATCAAAATAAGTCAGACGCGATTCGCCGCGTTCCATATGGAAGAATGAAACAGGTTTGCCCTGCATCATCAACGCCTCGGCTTGTGCCGCTAAGCCCGTTTCGCGCGCCTTCAAACGTTTGATTGCATCTTGTATGATTACAAGTTCAGTGCCTATCGCATCGTGCGGCATTTCCACGATTTCACCAGTCGATGAAAAATCAACAAGGGCACCGGTTGCGTATTGTAACGTCTTGCACACATGACGCGCGCGGCAATCAATGCACGAATCATTTGTTTTTGCGATTGGATTTTCACCGAGTGCTGCATGTGCTGCGTTCGATGCGATGTTGACGACGCCGCGCAATTCATGCGCTTGCACACGCCACCATCTAACCGGCCCCTCTGCTTGATAACAACGAGGTTGCACGATACACATTTCAATCCACAAATTCGGGTCCAAGTCGTCAAGGTTCAAGCGTTCCATCACGCCCGGCGCGTAGCACGCACCAACTTGATAATTTTCGTAAACCTCAACATAGCGGTGCCCGTATTTGTAATCGGCCACGCGCAGTATTTTAATCATGCCGCGCGCAAACAGATCGGGCGAAATCTCGGGCGGGCATTCTAACCACGCGTTGCGAGCATCAGGGAAGAAGCGCCAAGCATCAGGCGTGCCCCAACAATGTTGCGGGTGTACGCGTGAAACTCTTACGGGGTCTTCTAAACGCAAGTCGGAATGAAAGCCGCCGATTGCGCGTTTGTACATGATCGCGCCGGCCATCATGTCGGCGTCTAACGTCCATTCGCGGTTTTCATGAAAGAATTTTGAGCCTACTTCTAAGCCGTGATTTTTGCCGGCGGCGTACATCATCGCAACCCAATGGGCTGCTTTGCCTTCGGCTTCTTCGTCGGTATCAGGAAGCGGCGCAACCTGTTGTTGCAACTTCACAGAGGCGTTGCATTTAACGGTTAAATCCATAGCAGAGGGTGCGATAAGTGCGTGACTCATTTGTTACTCACAAGGGCGATGCGTTGCGGCTGTTGTTTGCGATACTCGTTTATTAGATGCGGTTCGTATTCGATGTGCTCTATGTTGCCGTATTGAATGTGACGGCCTGACGAGGTCGTCAGTTGAAACGATGTTTCAGACAATAGCCGAATCTGTCGGCCATCTGCAAGCACTAAAGCTTGACGCGCTCGCACAAGCTTCTGCGTTTCTATAAACGGATCGACGCCGCGCAACGGGTAAGCGTCTTCTAATTCTAACGTGTCCATAGTTGCGGCTTGGTTTCCTTTGATAAATATAGCGGATGCTTCGGCGTGCCGGCTTTCGTAAGCCCAAGGTGATGAAGATCACCCCAGCGTTCCAACAAGCACCGCGTTTGATTTCCGAGGATGTGATTAGCGCCGCCGCCCCATGCGCAAACGATTAAAGCTGCATTGCTGGCGTAAAGGGCTAACACCGCGTGGTTTTTAACTGCTGTCAATTCATCAGGCATGCGCTGCAGCTTCGGGTCTGTGCTGCGATGTGGGTTTGTGTTCACCATTACCATTTTTGAATAGCCCCACGAAGAAGTGAAGCCCCAGCAACGCCGCTCGGTTGGGTCATCAATCTCTGCATTTGCAATAGATGGATTGCACAACACCCACAGGACGAACGGGAAAGGATCACGCAGAGAGTATCTAGCCCGATTGACTAAACACCGCTCGCACGTACAGTCGCGCTCAACAGTGCGGGTCATATCAAAACGATACGACCCGCACGGGCTTAATGTCGCTTCGCGCTTCATACTGCCATTGCAATGAGCAAATCGATATTGGCTTCAACAGCCGGTATCAGATGTTGCATGTTGCTAAGCAGATTTAGCGATGGCGCGCCGGCATCGGAAACGGCTTTTGTTACTTGCTCCATCGTTATAAAGCCTTTGTCTTTTGCCGCTGAGATTTTACGCACTAACGCGCGGAACGGATCAAGTGCGGCCGCGTCTGGCGCTGGCGCAGCGTTAGGGGCTTGCGGTGCCGTGGGAGACACC